CAAAGATGGTAGAACTAGAAGATAAGTTTATTGATTTGGCATTTACAATGGGACAAATGGAAAATCTAACAGAAGAAGAGGTGAAATCTTATGTTAGATATATAGCAGATAGAAGACTTATCTCAATGGGAATGAAAGGTATATTTAAAGTGAAGAAGAATCCATTACCCTGGGTAGAAGAAATGGTCAACGCACCAATTCACACATCGTTCTTTGAGAATCGGAGTACCGATTATGCCAAAGGCGCTCTGACTGGTGATTGGTCGGAGGTCTGGGCAACATAAAGGAGAATCTATGTCGAATGAAGATCTCATAGTACAATCATTTAACTGCACCGAATGTGGTGCAATGTTTAAACTCCATCATAACGAAGTACAAGAATCAAAGTATTGTCCATTCTGTGGTAGTTTTGTTACAGAAGTATTTGATGAAGATAAAATGCCATGGGAACCTGATTTTGACGATTCTCTAGACGATGAAGAATGGGATTGACATATGACAATCCCTGGCTGTTTAATAACGAACCCTTCGATACAGACCAGATAGGAAAGTTCGAAGGGTTTGTTTATTGTATTACGAATAAGTTAAACAATAAGAGATACATTGGTAGAAAGTATTTCTATAACATTCGTAAAGTTCGTGGCAAAAAGAAAAGAGTTCGTACCGAAAGCGATTGGAAAGAATACTACGGAAGTTCAAAACAACTTTTGGAAGATATTCAAAAATATGGTATGATGAATTTTGAAAGGCGTATTGTATCGCTTCATATTACAAGAGGCGATTGTAATTACGAAGAAGTGAAGCAACAGTTTATGAATAATGTTTTGGAAGAAGATGGATGGTACAACGAAACCATTGGCAACTACAGAAGGAAACCAAAACATATAGTGGAGGCCAGAGAATATGGAAGAGATAGAAAAAAATACTGTTGAAAAAACTACACCATCAGAAGGTTTTTCTTGGTGGTTAAAGTGGTTGGGCAGTATCACAGGTATCATTACAGCAATTTTGAGTGCTGCAAATATGTTTCCTTATAACATGATCGTGGGCTTGATTTGTTTTCTATCATGGTCGGTTGTTGGCATGATGTGGCAGGATCGGTCATTAATTGTAATGAATATCTTTTTGCTCGGAGTCTATACCATGACACTTGTAAACGAATTTAAACATATGATGGCACAATGAACATCACAGAAGCTGCGCAGAAAAGAGTGGAACTCGTTTTATATGGAGATGGAATGGGACTTGCACCAAAACCTAAAGATAACGTGTTTCGTGTAGAAATACAAGGTGGTGGCTGCACCGGATTCAAGTACAACTTTGACGTAACCAAAAGCCAAGAAGACGATATATACATAGGAGAAAGAGTGGTGGTAGATCCAATGAGCATGATGTATCTCGAAGGTTCTACTTTGGATTTTAAAGAAACAATCTTTTCACAATCATTTGTGATAGAGAATCCAAATGTGAAAACAACATGTGGGTGTGGAGAAAGTATAGGATTTTAAATGAGTAATAAAGTTAAAATGTTCATTGGCACTTCAGCCAATGGTGAAGATTGGAAGGCCGAAGCAGCATACGAACACACTCTTAGGAAAAATACCTCAAGAGATTTAGAAATCGTATGGATGCGTAAAGTCAATGCCGCACGACTAAATGAAGAGAACAAGTTTTGGCATGGTTGGAATGACAAACAATGGTCAACACCGTTCAGTGGTTTTCGTTGGGGTATTCCAGAATATTGTAACTTTGAAGGTAAAGCCATCTACACTGATGTAGATATGTTAAACTTCCGTGACATTGGTGATCTTTTTGATTTGGAAATACCGGAAGGTAAAATGTGTCTCGCAAGAGATGGTAAAAGGTTTGGTGGCAAAGAGTTTTGTGTGATGCTATTCGATTGTGCTAGATGGAAAGGTGTGCAGCCATCCGAACAATGGAAGCATTTGGATCATTTCCATCAGCAATACATACAACTAATGATACAGAACAATGTTGTTGGTAATCTGGATCCAGCATGGAATAGTCATGACGGCGACGTAGAACCTTTTTGGCTTCTTCACTATACACATATGCCCACACAACCTTGGCAGCCAGAATGGTTTAAAGGCACACCAAAAGAACATCCAAGAAAAGATTTGGTCGATTTGTTTTGGAATACATTTGATGAAGCAAAGGTATTTTATCCTTTTGATGAATCCTTGCTCAAAAATAAAGTTGAATATGGAGGCTATGGTAAGTGAAAAAACTATGTACTGTATGTGATAGTGTGTATTTTAAAGAGTTTGCATCAGCATTGATAAACTCTGTAGAAAAACTAAACGAAACCAAACTGATAGTAGTTGTTATAAATCCTACTGAAGAAAATAAAGAGTTCATATCAAATCAAAGCTATAAAAACACTGAGTTCCATACAATAGCAGATAACAGAACTTATAAGTCGTTTTATGCATCTGCTAGATTCATATTTTCAGAAGCTCTCTTAAATAACCTTGATGTTGATGGGCTATTCTTTATTGATACCGATTGTCTTGTTTTAAAGGAAATGGAGTTTCCTTCTAGCGATTACGCATTGTTTTTAAGAGATCCATTACCAGGGACAACTGGTTTAGAAAAAGAAGGTACGAATGTAGCAGCAGGTGCAGTATACATAGACAAAAATGGAATAGATTTTGCCCGGCAAGTAGGCCAAACATTAAACATGATCAACGAGAACATATGGTTTATAGATCAAGTCATTTTGTGGAGAGCACATAACTATTTTAAAGAAAACAGTGACCTTTCTTTTGAACAAATAGACAAGAAATATATAGACTGGGAGTTTGTTGAAGATTCCGTTATTTGGACCGGAAAGGGTCAAAGAAAATATTCACATGAAAAGTTCGTAAAAGCACTTGGAGAGCATAAAAAATGACAGATTTACCAGAACATCTTGGTGGCCATTTAAACAAAGTACACGTCGATCGAGGCATTCTTCTAAACATGATTAACACATGTGGTGTTAAGTCAATGCTTGATATTGGATGTGGACCAGGTGATATGGTTGAGCTTGCTCGCAATCGTAGACTTGACGCTGTTGGTATTGACGGAGATTTTACTCTTGAACTAAATCCAACACTGTTTGTAACGCATGATTTTACTACTGGTACAGTGACGGATCCTCTTGTAGATAAAGAGTTTGATCTTGCTTGGTCTGTTGAGTTTTTAGAACATGTTGAGGAAAAATACATTCCAAACTTCATGCCAGAGTTTGCCAAATGTAAACATGTAGTATGTACTGCAGCTCCTCCAGGACACACGGGACACCACCACGTTAACTGCCAACCAACCGAATATTGGATTGATGTTTTTGGAGAATACGGGTTTTCTTATGACGGCGATAAAACAACAGAGCTCAAAGAAGCGAGCCTCATGAGAAAACCTTTTTACAAAAAACATGGGATGTTTTTCAGGAAGGTTTGATGTTTGCAGAGTTCATTTCATCAACACCAAATAATCCCTACACACTCAAGGAAATCAAAGAACTAAGTGATCTTGAGTCTGCTGAGCAATGGACAAGCCTTGCTGAAAAAGTAACAAAAAATAACACCAAATATTTTTTTAGTGGCAATAAGAACATTATCACAGATCGTGAACTAAACTATCGTGGAGCAAATGTTCTTCGTCTTATCATCAGTCATTTAAGTTATATCAAAAACGGTGCCCTTCCCCAATATATGAATGAAGGTGCCGTTATTATAGAAAACTACCTCAATGATCAAGACTACAAATACTTTAGCGAAAAATGCGCTAAAATGCCTTCTAGAGTAGGTTATTCCCCATCCACTGTTCTTGGTACCGATGAACTCAATATGCTATCTGATGTACGCAAAAGACTTGAAAACTGTCTTGGTACTTGGAATAAAGATATGCAGAAGAGTTTCAACACGCGTACTCATTATCAGCGCCTAATCTTTCCTGCACAAGCACATGCAACAGCCAATATGATTTATGATGCTGAAGGTTATGACCAACAAAATGAGTATCATTCAGATACTTTCTTTCCTTCAATGAAATGGTGGTTGTTTCTTAATGACACTACGGAAAACAATGCCCTTAACTATTCCGTAGGAAGTTGCCAGTTAACAAACTCACTAATTCAGTTTTGGTATGATCGTTGTCTTGAAACAGCAGAAGGAAAGGCGGAACCTTGGCGAGCAAAAGCACAAGGCGAAGGTTCTTTGCGAGCTTCAAAGGAAGAACTTGAAGTCATGGGATATGAGATGAAACCATTGCATGTGAAAGCCAATACACTAATCATAGCAAATGTCGGTGGATTCCACGCCCGTGGTAGGGAAATGAATAACAATGAGCGCCATGCAATCCATGGTGTAACAAGAGTGAATCCGTTTATATGAAAATACTTTATATGTCCCCGAGGCTTGATATAAGCTTTAAACCAACGCCGCATGTGCCTTTAAAAGAAGGCCCGCCTAATAATCCAGTTCGTCTACACTATGTTGAGTTTGAAAGGCGCATTCGTGAGCATTGTGAGAAATATAATCACGAGCTAACAGTACTCAAAAAACCAATGTGGGAGTTTACACCAGATGATGCTAAGGATTATGACGTTGGTCTTATGCTTCATCGAGAAAAACATGACTTCCCAGGAGAAAATATTCTTTACTGTATGCAGATGGGAATCCCATTTCTTTTTTCAATAGATCATCAAGGTTGGTGTGCAACAGATTCTAGATTTCCTCTTAACCCAAATAAAGGTAGTAATGAAACAGATAGGTTTGATGAGCTTTATAAAGAAATAGTTTTAAACAACGTAAGCAAATTTTCTCAACCAAAGCATAACGTTAAACTGCCTGAAAAATACATACTCTTCACTGCACAGTTACCACACGATACTGTTATAAAAAATCATAGCAATATATCTGTGGATGAAGCAATAAGACATACACTTGACTTTGGCAAAAGAAATAACATTCCAGTAGTTGTCAAAGGTCATCCCGTAAATCTTGGTTCAATGATACCTTTAATGCAGACATTCAATAAACATGCAGATGAGCATGACATGTGGGTAAACGAAGCAAACATTCACGAATGTCTTAGAAACTGTGAAGCAATGTTTACTGTTAACTCTGGAGGCACTGGATTAGAAGCCATTCTCCATCGTAAGCCTATTGTTTGCTTTGGTAATGCTGACTATAATGGTGTTACTATACCGTTTCATCGAGACATGCAAATAGATACATCATGCAAAAATTATACTGCGTTTATAAATCACTACCTTGATGTTCATTTTAACATAAGAGAATCGTTTGACAAACTGGAGAATATATTATGCAAATTCAAATAAGAGGAAGTCTGGGAACACAGGTTTTACAAATATTGTTGGGTTATGCTATCGCGTATGAAAAAAAGGAGAATGTGAAGAGCATAAAAGTAAACGCATACAACTATGGTCAAGAAATAGAAAATCTATATCCTGAGTTACACACCGATATACTATACTTCAAGGAAGTACTAGATTTTCAAACACAACCCAACGTTGAAGTAGTTAGTGGTACACAAAAGGTTAAGTACAATGTAAAGTCAGTTGAACTTTTGTGCAAACACATAGAAAAAATAAGAAAGGAAATCACAATAAAGCATACACATGAGAGCTCCACTTACGAGAACATTTTGCATGTTCGTTATTTAAAAGATAGAAGATTGTGTAGTATGGAGACTTATGAAACTGTTGCTGGACAACTAAACAATCCAACGATTTTTGTTGATGATAAAAACTACCTTGAAAGGTTTAAAGATTACGAGTGCAGTGAAAATGATACAACCATAGGCGATTGGTTATCACTATCAAAAGCAAAGAGGGTATATGGCATACCCTCTACTTTTATGTGGACACCGGCATTACTGAACGAAACTTTAGATGTTCAATGTTTCCATAGGGACATGTGTTATCCCTATGGATTTTGGAAAGAGTTTGATGTGCTTGTAAGAAACCTACAAAACTTTAACTACACACAAATGCTAAGCCATTAACGTCCCATCCAATAATCAACCATTTCGTGCATCATTTCTTCAAAAGAGTAGCTTGGTTTCCAGCCAAGCTCTTTTCTAGTTAAGTAACTATCACCTTTCAAATATTCCAACTCTTCTGGTCTCATGTATTTTTCATTTTGAACTACATAGTCTTTATAGTCTAACCCTACGTACGAAAATACAATCTCGCACATATCTCTGACACTACGTGTTTCACCAGTAGCAACAATCCAGTTATCAGGTTCTTCGTGGTCTATGATAAGTTTCATTGCTCTTACATAATCGTAAGAATGGCCCCAATCTCTGTAGGAATCCATGTTTCCTAACTCAAGTACATCTACCTCTCCCTTTTTAATTTGAGCAACGGTTTTACAAACCTTGTTGGTTACAAAATTGGATCCACGTCTAGGAGATTCGTGATTAAACAAAATGCCGTTACATGCATGTAAATTGTATGCATTTCTATAGTGATTGACCAGATTGAACGCCATAACCTTAGCACATCCATAAGGACTAGTTGGCGTCATGGGTGTGGTTAATCTCTGATATCCGTCAGCGTCTACTGAATTTCCAAACATTTCAGATGAAGATGCTTGATAGAACTTAGCTTCAGGTGCTTCTAGTCTATAACATTCTAACAAGTTAAGAACACCTTCTGCATTTGTCTTAATTGTAAACGCTGGCATATCCCAACTAATGCGCACATGTGACATTGCAGCAAGGTTAAAAATATGTGTCGGCTTTACTTTTTTGAGAACACGAAGAATACTCATCTCATCTAACATATCACCATAATGCAAATGGCAGTTATCTAAGATGTGGTTCAATCTGTCACTTTGATTTTCAGCAGTAGAATGTCTTCGGATTATTCCGTGAACTTCAAAGCCTTCTTCCAGTAAATGTTCCGATAGATAGCTTCCATCTTGACCACTTATACCAGTTATCAATGCAATTTTTTTACCCATATTTAAATACACCCATTGTTGTTAGATCAGGATAGTCTTTCCAAGACCATATTTTCGGTTCGCGTTTTATAGCATCTGGCAACTTATCTAATCCTAGTTGTGCTGTTTCTGGTGTCATGTAATAATGATATCCCATTTCAAGTATATTTTGCTCTCTCCAAGGAACATCGGGAGCACGTCCATCGTAAGCCATGCGCCTCAGCCCATTCGCTTCATCTTTGTCCTGAAGTAGAATCATGCCGCCTTTTCCTAAAGACAAATGTTTTTGAAATTGGAAACTCAAACACATATAGGAATAAGGTATGTATGAATCTTTTTTCCAAAGTGTGGCGGCATCAAAGATGCTTGGAGTTAAGGAATCATTAACTTTATACATTCCAGTCCATTCAAAGTCATGCCATTCTAGTTTAATGTCGAGCTTACGCGCAAGCATTGGTATAGAAACGTATGTGTGTTTTGGACTGCAGATAGTTTGCTGATTTCTATATCTTAAACATAACTCAACAGCATGAGTACAACAATCAGTCGCAACAGCATAGGGTGCACCAAAGAAATCAGCTACTCGTTTTTCAAAATCACGTACTACATTAAATGAGTTCATTTTATGGCCTCCACATTTAAACTTATAAGTACACCTTTACTTTTTTCCATGTGAGGTAAATAGGCCTGCGAACAGTCATCTATATGAGAATGCTCTGTTTCCCTCCAGTTCCAATATCGTACGGTTGTAAACTTTCTACCAAAAAGTATGTTTTTAATAGATTGAAAATCGTATGTTGTTTTATGGTAGATCGTTTGATCGTTCATTTCCATTTTACCATACAACGGTCCTAAAAACGCAGTAAGTGAATGTGAACCAGCAACATATAGTTTTGCCATTGCTTCAAAATCAGGAACTGCTAATCTAAGAATACCGCCCACTTTCAAAACGCTATACCAGTTATCTAAAACATACATGACTTCTTTTCTATCAAAATATTCCAATACATGGGAAGCATAAATCAAATCTACAGAGTTAGGTTCAAACTGGCTTAGATCTGTTATGTCGTTATATTGAACATGCTCAAAATCGCCGCCGTCAATATGCACCCAATCTTTGCCAAAATCTCGACTACCGCAGCCAATGTGTATTTTCATCAAATGAACTCCTTGTCTAAGGATTGGCCTTCATACGGACCGGTTTTATACTCATAGACTTCAGCATCTTCTAAAATTTCATATGTATGTCCACCTTGAAATGTTAGTGATATTTCGCCGGCAGTCAGGATTTCAGTATGAAGCAAGTTTCCTTGTGCATCATATAAAAATGCCTTTACAGCACCTTTAACAACACACCAAGATTCTTGTGCGATAACTTCTTCCCTAGGAGAAGGTTTCCATATGTGTTTATGCGGTCTAAAGGTTTTGCCCTTTTCGAAGTTTAAATGTGATACTTGAATAAACTGGTCAGGTGGTGCAATGTCTGTTCTAGAGTTTTTCTCTTCTTTTTCGACCTTGAAGATCATGTGACACAGTTCGTTGTTGCTATCGTATATTTTTTTCATTTCATTTCATATCCAAATGTTAAAAAGTCTTTTTCATAGATGGTGTTTATAAGTGCGATTTCTTTATCATCTAGTACCTTTTCATCTTTGGTAGTTTTGTTTAGATAAAAGAAAGGAAAGTCACTAATACCCAATACACTCGGCAATGTTTCAAGTTCTTCTAGTTTAACCCTTGTATACTCAACATCCTTTTCAAGATAGTTTGATTGTGAACAAAACATCAGACACCCTGAGTTCGAATTGAGTTTGCCCACATGAACTTCAGTAAGAAACTCAAAAAAGGTTTTGCATTTTTTTCTTAGCACCCCATATATGTGCTTATCCATTTTTGGATTGTTTTTCAGATACTTATACATGCTCAACGCTCTATCATATGGATTTCTAGAAAAAATGATATTACGATAGTTGTTGTTTTTGGCCTGATTTACAGAAATGTAGTTATTGTGTCGATGTATAACATCGTAATCTTTTTCTCTATAACTTTCATCATTTTTATGTAAATGATTTATAGTTCCATTCAATATCTGAAAACTATGTTTAAGTGAGGTGGTTGAGTTTTTTTGTATGGACCAATAGTTTAGTTCTAAATTTGGGTATTCAATAATGCCTCTTAAAATGTTATTAGGAAACATTTTGATCCACCAAACTTTGCAGTAAAACCATCCACTCTTCTTTACGAGTGTTCCAGTTATATAAGTTATCTGTATAGCTCTTTGTAAACATTAACTTATTTTGTATTATTGGATGCCAGTAGTTTTCGATTACAGAATTCAAAACAACAGCAAAGTAATTCGCATGTACATTTAAATCCTCATTCCAAGGATACATCGTTACAAGATTTCCTGTTGTCTCTGGCAATGCACCATAGTTAGGACAAACAATAGAACACCCAGCACTCATTGCTTCAATCGCAGCAATACACGATGTTTCTAACCAGATAGAAGGAAACGCAAAAATATGAGCTTTCTTTAATGCTTCTCTTATTTCATCATTTGAAACTGTGCCATGATAGTTTATGCCGGGATGATTTTTACATTTTTCAAATAAACCTTCATATGGTTGATTGCGTTGCGGCCAACCATATATATCAAAGCTACTGTAAACATCAAGAACAATCTTGTCTCCGTGTTTTTCATATAATGCTTCAAAAACGGGAACAAGAATTTCTAAACCACGATGTGGTGTCGTGTGGTAGATAAGACGAATCTGGCCGTCGTTTGGTTTTTTGTGTTTTTCAATGGGATCAATTGCATTGCGAAGAACAATTGATTCGGAATAAGGAATACCATGAAACTGATGGTAAGTTTGCCACTGATAGTTTGATACGAAAACTAGCTTAGAAAATCTTTCACGACTGCTCGGATCTTTTAAGTGCATAGATTCTGGGTCATTCCACGTATCATGCAACCATAGAATGTTTTGTTTTGTATCCGAAACATCACGTACACGGGAACAGATGATATTAAATTTTTCTTTAAAGTCATCAGGAAGCTCTTGCATGAGCCTTTCTTTCATTTGTTCGGTACCACCTTTTGCATTTACGGCGGTACCATCAGCAGTGATCGTATCTTCACTTGTAATCTTAAACTCCATAATTTCTCCTATATAAAGTCTTCGGCTTCTTCAATCAACGATCTTATATATTTAACATTGTCATGCGTTATTCTTGCTTCATGTCTGGTTGTTTTTTTGATTTCATTAAGAGTTTTTCTACACACGTATAGGCATATGTGTTCACGCATCAAAGCAGAAATTTTGTTGTCGTTAACTTGTGAGCTTAAATATTCATAAAAGTCTTCTATATCAATTTTCATTTTTGGCCCTAATCAACTTACTTAGTTTACTTACAACTTTCTCAAAGTCTTCTAATCGTATCATGTTTGGTCCATCACTTGGTGCGTTGTCTGGATCAGGGTGTACTTCCATAAAGAAGTTTTGAACACCCATGCCAGCTGCAGCATACGCAAGTGATTTCGCATATTCACGATTGCCACCACTCTTTGTACCTTCACCACCAGGTTGTTGTGCGCTATGAGTCGCATCGAACACTAGGGTGCAAATGTCTTGGTCTAGTATGTATTGCATACCAGTAAAGTCTACCACAAGGCGATTGTAACCAAAAGATGTGCCACGTTCTGTAATCCAGACTTCACAATCCGGATTTACATTCTTTACTTTATTCACAATGTTGGCAACATCCCAAGGAGCAAGAAACTGTCCTTTTTTGATATTCAAGATTCGGGAATATTCAGCAGCCTGTTCAATCAAATCCGTTTGGCGACAAAGAAATGCTGGTATTTGCATAACATCTACAACATTAAATATTTTGGGCACTTGCCATACATCATGTACGTCGGTAAGTGTTTTGATTTTTTCAACTTTACGAAATCCATAAAAGTCTTCTTGAAAGTCAGAAAACTCTACTTCGCTTCTTACACTTGAAGAAGATGAACGATTGGCCTTATCAAAGGAGGCCTTGAAATAATAATCAAAGCCATACTTACTACAGACACGAGAACAATGTTCAGCAATATCTAACGATTGGTCATAAGATTCATGGAGACAAGGACCAGCAATAATTTTCATTCTTTTACTCCGCATTTGGGTTACTATCAAAATGTGTGACAGAATCTACGCGAAAAGAACGCCAACCTTTTACATCAATATCCCATACTATTAAGGGGACTTCTTTACGATTTGTTATAGTATTGTTTTTTTCTTGTATAGGACGTTTGGGCAGAAAGCTTTCTTGCAGCGTACAATACATCATTCGGACATCACCATTCAATTTCAAGAAAGTAACGCGGCAAATGTTTTCTTTTAAAGATTTGATCATTTCTTCACGATTCATGTTATGTGGCATCCTTTATCTAACCTTGAATTTTCCAAGAACCATCTGGTTGACGACAAGCCGTACCGTATCCGTTTTGTGTTTGATTGCCAACGCTAATACTTGTTTGGTACTCGCGGCAATATCCGCCAGAATTTGTTTGGTATGTTCGCTGTGGAACAACATAACCTCGTGTTCGATTGTTGGGGTTTTGCCAGCGTTGTATTGAACCAGAACGATTGTGTTCAAGTGCATTGTGGAAAGTTCTTGCGTGACGGTCCTGGTCAGCACGGTCAAGCTCTTGACCAATGCCACGACCAATCAAAGCACCACCCATAATACCAACAGCAGTAGTGATGGCTCGTCCGGAACCACCACCGAACTGTGCACCGACAAGGCCACCAAGCGCAGCACCACCAAGAGTGCCGACTGTTTCCCTTTGTCCCATTGATTGGCAACCAACAAGCATTGCAACCAATGGAAGAATCAATAGTTTCTTCATACCTTCACCTTCTTGAGGGATTCAACCTCTGCCAAGACCTGAGATCTAATCATCTTAGAGTTCTTACGTTCACCATTTTCGGTGATGCGGTTAATATAAGTTTCGACTTCTTTTTTGTCGAAACCACCAATCTCTGACTGCCGACGAGCAGCAGCAGTTACACGACGAGCTTTCACATTGCTCTCAAAGTTTTTACGACTAGGCATTATATCTCCTTCTTAGTTGTCAAACCAAAAAATCCATCTAACATCTTGGATTTCTGCGTATTGTTGCGATGTATATTCAACATCTGGATATCTCCACTTATCTCCCCATCCATTGGAGAATAAATACCCAAACTGTGATTCAATAAATGTGTATCTTTCTGGTTTCCAATCTACACTTTCTTTTATTTCTTTCCATCGATCTTCTAGTTCCATAATCTCTTTATGGTAAAAGACTCCTAACGAATGTGCGTCACCGCTCCATTTTTGCCATTCTAAACGAGTAATCAAACTCGCATCATAAGGCATTGGAACAGATGTTTTTGTGATTGGTTGATCAATAAAATCACTATGTACCCGAGTTGTTAAACCCATGTGAGTAAATAATAGATAGTTCCGACTAATATGCGGATTGTTATAATGGTGCCAGGTATTATCGATCTTAACTTCAGTATGTACGTGTATGTCGCAACCCATTATTCACTCCTATTACCGATTTTGAAGTGGGGTTTCTATTTGTTCTTTCCAGTAATACATGTCGTCATCAAGACGTTGAATCAAATCCAATACTCTGTCGTTGTCGCTAGTAGTCAAATCATAAACTCCGTTGTGGTTCTTCCAACAGTCTCGTAATAGCTCGATAAGGGTTTCGGTTGTTTCTAGTTCATATTTCATTTAGTTGTCCTTACTGTTAGTTCAAAATCACCCCAACCACTGGTGTGACATTCTTGTGTTTTTATTTCTTCAATGTAACCTTCGCGAAGAAGATATGGAAAAAATGTTATGGAATTCTTATACTTTCCATCTTGAATATCATACATTTTTCTACTGTAAATAACGAATTGTAAGTAATCATCATCATAACCGCGGTCGAATTCGAGTTCTTTATCGAACTCAACACCAACATGACGAGCCCATTCTTCAACTAGTTCTATAAAATCAAAGTCTTTTAGAACACGAAAGAAAGCTTCCCATCGGTAATCAGAATACTCGCCTTCTGTCCAGACGAGGTAGTTTCCGGTTTTTTGGTAACGATCCATATAACACCTTAGTTGTTAAAAATTGGTAGGACGGGGAGGATTCGAACCTCCGACCAACGCCTTATAAGAACGCTGCTCTTACCGCTGAGCTACCGTCCCACTATTTAGTTATGCTGCCTCTGCAAATTCGACAGCAAGTTTGAAAGCATCTTGCTTCTTAGTTTTCTTGGAGCCGAACCAAGCTGAATCAGCACGATTATTAGCGTTATGACCAATAACATGGTCAGTCATGTAAGTGACTGCGTTAAACGCCTGCCACCAAGTACCTCGGCCATATTGAGAACCAGGTTGAGTGTTCACGATATCAGCAGCAATCTTAGCATTGCGGCTGTATTTCTTTTCCTGCACTTCAGGGTTTTTCTGACGAGCAGCAGGAAACACGCGGTCAAGGTATTCCATCAGTGTTTCGTTCTTGTACTTTTTAGAGCCAAGAAACTGTGCAGCATCACGGAAAGTCTCGTTGCGAGTTTGCACAATCGCAAGAGCATCTTTGACCATTTCTGGGTCAAACTTACGACGATGGCCAATTTTAACAGAACGCACTGCACTATCAGCATCTTTCAGAGTTGCTGACATTTTGTTCAATGCCCATGTAAGTGTGTTATCGCAAACAACACGAACGTCAGTTTCTGAAATGTCGATAGTACGACCATAGATATGAGGATTAGAGAACAAAAAGAATGGTTGGATTACGTCATCCTTGAAGATCTCAAAAGGACGATTGATATTCGCAAGTGCCCATACATTGAGTTTTCCATTGCGGTCAATACAACCAGCAGATTCCATGGTCATATTACCAACTTCAACGAACTCGTTGAAAAATGCGAATGCTTCTGAGTTTTGAAGTGGATTCCAATCTTGACCAACAAAGTCAAGTACTTTACCATCAGATGAACGAACAAGTGCTTGCTTGCCTTTTGCTTCTTTATAAGAACCATCTTTTTCGATGTAAAGTGGCTGTTTTTCTACTTCCCAGTCAAGATTGGCTGCTTCGAGCATCTCGGCTGGAGAACAGTCTTCGGGCAAACGTTTGCCAAGGCCGCCTGTTTCCCACCAGGGTGCATCACCAACATATGCTGCATTGTAGGTGCCTTCGGCGTTTACTTCAAGATTAGCGGACATAATATAAGAACCTCCAAGGTCAAAAAGTTTTAAGAACGAAATGCATCAATGCAAATCATGGATCTATTATAGGTCATTCAAGCACAGAATGCAACAGTTTTTTTCGTTTGAGAATCAATTACTTACAAAAAGTCGTTATAAATCAATGACTTAGACACCAAACCCATAAGTGGTTGATCTCATTAACTTTTTATTAGTTTTTTTTGAACACCATACATATTATAATAGATGTATGTTTTTGCATAGGAGCAATATTGTGCCTCGTATTAAAAAGCCAGTTACAACTCGTGTACCAAAAAACTTCGACACCAAATACTATGGTGAAGAACCTACTTGGCCAGATTCTGAGCCATCAAAAAGTGATTTAGTTAAAGCCTTCAATTGGTACAACTATTTCAATGACCACAAATCTGCTGCAAAGTTGCTTGTCGACAACTATCCAAGAAGCAGCAAGAAAGAAGTTGCTCTTATTAAAAGAGTGCCTACAATCAAAATTGCCCCTAACCTTGGCTATATGGCAAGAATGATGTATATGGGATGCAAGTTCTCAGATGCTCAAATGGACAACTTCTTTCAAGCTTTGAAAGAAATCATTGCATTGGGCAAGAACGAAGAACAAGAAGAAATAGTTATTAAAGAAAAATCTAATGTCAAAATTCTTTCTGTTAAGGATAGAATGCAAGAAAAAATGAACTCACTGCTCGGCGAGGTCGAAGAAGAGATTGATGCCTTTAGAAACAATGGCTACAAATCAACCTTTTCAATGTATGAGTGGTTGCAACGGAACGGCATTAAAGTCGCAAACTGCAACTTCATCAAAGAATGTTTTCAACCGATGTTGGACGAAGTTCTTGCCGCTAAAAACAAAGAAGACAAGCAACTTGTTGAAGCCTATTCACATATTAAAACTGCACAGAAAAATCGGTTCATAAAGTTTCTGCAGTCAATCATTGATGACGTGAACATTTGGCAGAACAACAACAAGAAGATAAGAAAAACTCGTCAAAAGAAATCTACAACACCAAACAAACAACTTGCTAAACTGCAGTATATGAAATCTTTTAATGAGTTGAAACTTGTAAGTGTTTCTCCTGAGAAGATCATTGGAGCAAACGAACTCATTACTTACAACGTTAAATACAAAAAACTTACTTATTACATATCTGCATCATCTGATGGTTTTTCTTTTAAAGGCACGACATTGCAAAACTTTTCAGAAAAATCATACACAAAGCGTTTGAGAAAACCAGATGAACTATTGACAACCTTGAGTGAGTGTGGTAAAATAGCATTGCGGAAAACAATAAATGGTATTAATACCAAACCTGGTACTGCAAAAGGCCGGATAAATAATGACACAATTCTACTTAAGGTATTCAAATAATGGAAACAACTAACAATGTGATACAATTTCCTTCAGTAAGTAATGAAGATGAACCTTTGTCTATCGCTGATGATTTGGATAAAGCATTTGATTCGTTTTTAGTGCACATGGCCGATTTAGGTTATGAGGATGTTTTGACTACTCAAGAAGCATGTAATCGTTTAGGATACATTCTCGAGCTATTACGTATAACATTCCTTTCTGGTCGTGGACATGAACACGAATGGGAAAACCATTTGAATCTAATACTCGGTGTTCTTAAAGATGCCGGTGCAATCATTCAGGAGGATGATAATGATACTGATTGATTTAAATCAGGTAATGTTAGCAAATATGTATCAACTACCAGAGTTGAAAAATAATGTAGATACTAACTTGTTTCGGCATATGACACTTAACAAGATACGTAGTCTAAAAAATATGTTCTCAAAGAAATATGGTGAGTTGGTTATTTGCTGTGATGACAAGAACTATTGGCGCAAAGACATTTTTCCGTATTACAAAGCTCATCGTAAGAAAGATAGAGAAGCATCAAGTCTAAATTGGAACTTGATATTTGCCGCACTCAACCAAGTACGTGATGAGCTCAAAGAAGTATTTCCATATCGTGTATTGCATGTTGAACGTGCGGAAGCCGATGATGTGATTGCTTCCATATGTAAAAAATATGGTGTGTTTCTAAATGCAGAGAGCACAGAAAAGATATTGATTCTTTCTTCTGATAAAGATTTTGTTCAACTGCAAAAATATGCTAACGTAGAACAGTACTCACCAGGACAAAAGAAGTTCGTAAGACACAATCAACCACACCTATATATTAGGGAACATATCATTCGTGGTGACAGAGGTGATGGTATTCCTAACTTTCTATCGGATGATGACACATTCGTAGTTGACGGCAAGAAACAAAAGAGATTAAGTTCCAAGAATGTTTCCGAGTGGTTGCAACAAGATAATCCTCAAGATTGGTGTGATGAAAAGATGATGAGAGGTTGGATGCGCAATCAAGCACTTGTCGACCTTGACAGAATACCAGATGAGGTGTACCATAGTACCATAACTATGTATGAGAACTATCAAGTAAATAGCAGGAATAAACTATTTCCTTATTTCGTTAAAAACAAACTCAAAAATCTTATGGAATATATTGGAGAATTTTAATGGCAGTTATTGAAGGTGTTGGCGAATATCTAAAACGCATTTCAGCACTTAAGACAAAGAAAGAAAAAATAGCAGAACTTCGTAAACCGATTGAAAACTTTGAAGTACGAAAAGCGATCATTGACTTGTGCTACAACAAAAAGTATATCTGGTTACTTCCCGACACTCCTACACCAGAAGTTAAAAAGAATAAGAAAAGTACTGACTTACAGTCTACGCTTATTGCTTCAATGCGCAAGGTAAGACCATTCTTAGCACAAAACGGATATGACAACATGACACGTTCCAAAAGAGAACAGTTGTGGCTACAGTTTTTGGAATCATTGGATCCCGATGATGTTGATTTAATGGAATCTATACGTTTCAAAAAAATGCCTTACAAAGGCTTAACGAAGAAGCTTTTCGAAGAAGCTTACCCTGATTTAGAACAGAAATGGAGGTAATCAAAAGTAGTCATGGGCAAGACGTATCGTAGAGAAAAAGATATCGAAGATGGATATTCTGGTAAAAATAAATATCCTAGTAAAGACAAGAAATCTTTTAAAAAGATATCTAAGAAGTTAAGAAAGCAAAGAAAGAACAATCACAACTATGGGCCATATGATGAGCACGAAGACGACTACAGCATGTATCATCGGTAACGGTGCATCACGAAAAACGTTAAAACTAGAAGCACTTCGTGATGTAGGTACAATCTTTGGATGCAATGCACTATATCGCGATTTTGAACCTGACTATCTTGTAGCTATTGACGACAAGATGATTCAAGAAATCAAGAAAACATACAGCAATCAAAGCCGATGTATCTTTCCACATGAAAATGACCGATACGAACCACCCAAAGTTTACGGACGCACAAGTGGTCCTACTCCTAGGTCAAATGCTGGTATGGTTGCAATGCGTTATGCAATCGCAATGGGATACACAAATTTGATGTGTTTCGGGTTTGACTTTCTCATTGTAGATGATATAATGGCTACATCCAATCTTTATGACGGTACCAACTGTTATGGAATGGAAACAAGAGCTGCATTACCAGATACTCGTAATCGTATGCGGTTTCTTGCATGGTTGATTGAATCAAACCCTAGTGTAGACTTTATTTTTGCGTATCCTAATGAAGTAAAGGTATACGCACCCATAAGTGATAATGTAAAGGTGAATTTAAATTATGAACATTTTTGTCCTTGACAAGTCTCCCGTAGAATCTGCTGTTATGATGTGCGATAAGCACGTTGTTAAAATGGTAACAGAATCAGCACAAATGTTATCGACAGCTCATCGTGTACTTGATGGTATAGAAACACGGCGGCCATCTAAATCCGGTAAAACAAATCCTAAGTACTGGGCTTTATCAGACTTTCGTGAAAATATACTAATGAAGGCTTGCCACGTTAATCATCCATGTACTCAATGGATTATGCAATCATCGGCTAATTACTCCTGGCTGTATAATCACTACAGTGCTCTTTCTTTTGAATATACATACAGGTATGGCAAGAAACACGCAGCTTTTTTTAAGAATGATATTGGTACGATATTAGCTATTGTGCCAGATAATTTACCTGTTGGCAAATTAACACCGTTTGCAAAAGCAATGCAGCATTATCCTGAGTGCATTGTGGAAGATGCGGTTACATCATATCGTAATTATTATCTAAAAGCAAAGAAAGACTTTGCAAAATGGACTCGTCGTGAAGTACCAACCTGGTGGAGCGAAGCAGCATGAACTTAGAAAAACTTGTTAAAACTAAAACTGTTGAGTTCAATGAACTTGTAATCAGTCGTGAAACGCTGATTGAACTCGTAAGGTCTAAGCATATTGGTGTAAGTGATAACGTAAGAGTTCTGTTAAATGCAACTAATGATACTATCACTCTACAATGGGAACGGAGTACGAGTGATGGCTGAACACACAAATCCAGAAAAATGGTCTTGTGATATGTGCGTTTATTTTTATCAGTATCATGACGAAGAATTAGAAAAAGCGAATAAGTATAACGAAGTTTTTTGTCTATCCGATTCAGCTGGTGAATGTAGATATGCGCCTGAAGTTATGAATGTTCAACGATTAGATTATTGGTGCGGTAAGTTTGAACTGAATCGTACTCATCCAAAGGCTAGTTTCAATGGACTATATAAGAATGAATATAGTCAAGAAGACAGAGTGATGAAACGAATGTTGGACTATTACAATGAACGATACTACAAAGGAGAAGAATGATGCCGACTTACATTTTTCATAATACCGAGTCGGATGAATACTGGGAAGAACTTTGTTCTATCAGTGCAATGACTGATTTTCTAAAAGAAAACCCACACGTTAAACAAGTACCACAAGCACCATCGATTGTTGCTGGTGTTAATCTAAAAGGTCGAACTGATGGCGCATTTAGTGAAGTAATGTCAAAGGTTGCTGATGCAAATCCATACAGTCCACATGCTGATAAGTATGGTTCAAAGGATTCTAAATCAGTAAAACGTAGACAACTTGTTGATAAACACTTACGGAAAAAGAAAGAAATCAAATGGTGAAACAATACCAACCATATACTATGAAACGGGTAACCACACCCGAGGGTCGTATGTATCAAATACCTGGTACAGACGAAAAGTATGAAAGCGTAACGACGGCTATCGGCAAAGCATCAAATAACAAGAAAGCTTTTTTTGAATGGCGAAAAAGAGTAGGCGAGGAAGAAGCAAACCGAGTTTCTCGAGTTGCTTCAAAAAGAGGTACAAAGGTTCATAAAATCATTGAGGATTATCTTAATGGTAAACAGGACTACCTTGAAGGTCACATGCCACCACACGTGCAGTTGTTCAAATCGATACAAGGATATCTTGACACGAACATCGCAAGTGTGTACATGCAAGAAGCATTTCTATTCTCACATAAGTATAAGCTAGCAGGACAGGTCGATTGCATTGCCAACTGTGATGGCTTTCGTTGTGTTATAGATTTCAAGACTTCTTCTCGTCAAAAGAAACAAGAATCTATTGAAGACTATTTTCTACAGTGTGCTGCATATTCTTTCATGTTTGAAGAAATGTACGGCGATGAGATTCATCATAACATTGTTCTGATTGCTGTTGAAAATGATAAACCACAAACGTTCTTATCAAATCCAAATGATTACAGAGAACACAAATTTTTCACAGAGAGGTTAGCACTATGAATATACTACCGTTTTTAAGCATCGTTCTTTTGGCTACATTTGCACAATATGCAAATGCGCAAACGTCAATCCCATCTCCGTTTTGGGAAAAGAAAGTAGAGCCAAAAGAAGAAATGCAGGAAAGTGATAAACCAGAGATGCAAATATTTACTATGCCAATTTTTTGCACGGACAAAAAGAACTTTAAGAAACTTGTTGATATAGAAGGTTATACTTTTTCTAAGTTCACGGCAAAGACTGAACTTGTAAATGAAGATAGTATATATGTTTTGTTTTATCACAATGAAAACACAAATGAATTTGCTATTGTAAGAACAGATGGGAACTTTTATTGTGTGATTGAAAAAGGAAAACAAGTTCTTGAAGGCACAGTCGGACCCGTTTAACTATTGACATTGTGATTAGTACTTGTTAGAATAGATACATAAATAGAAACATACTAGGTTCAGTACGGTGGGACGTGCAGATGGACAACACTAGGACAAGGTTCGAATCCAAAACCTAGTATGTTTCTTAATCAGAATAATCGTATGATGTAAACTGGAGGCATTGCGGACGGGAGTTCGATTCTCCCCACCTCCACCAAAAGTACTCGAACAATCGTTGGCAGACGAGGACCACCAACCAACTGCCCGTAGGGAATGGTGCGAGTACTTTTGATGGGGGTGACAAGGTTTCGACGTGGTGAGATAAGGTAAACTGACGATTCATCAGGCGAATGATGTAAAACTAGCAAACTAAAGTAAACGCAAACGATGCTTACTTTGAGCCTGAAACGGCTCTAGCTGCCTAAGAGTAGCAGGAGGAGTTGCTCCGTCCTTTTTGCCCAAACGGAGCAAATTTTACACACACAACACACACAGGAGAAAAGTTATGAGTAAAATTAAAAATTGGTTCAAGTCTTGGATTGCAGCAAGAGAAGCTGTCACACGTTCGGCAATCTATTATCGTCGTCACCGTGCAGATCTAGAATCTGCGGTCGACCGTGTAGACCTTGATGCAAAGCTGCGCAAAGCAGGTTACGGAGGAATCTAAGATGAGCAAATCACCATATGAAGTAAGGCTTTATCTACTCCAGATGGCAAAGGATAATCTTGACAGGCAATATCAGATGAATCTGGACTTAGCATGGAAAGCATTTGAGGCAAATAAAGAGCTCTATAAAGAAGCGGAAAAATATTTGCCAAAAATGATTACACCGGAAGAGATCATAAAACAGGCAGAAAAACTACAAGGTTTTATAAACAAGAAGTAACTATGTCTAAAGAAATGATAGTAGCAGCTGCCTTAGCTGCTACGCCTCTAGATTGTTTGACACTAAACATATACCATGAGGCAAGAGGTGAATCAAAACAAGGACAAATTGCAGTTGGGCACGTTACGTTGAGTCGTGTTAGATCAAAAAAATATCCTAACTCAATTTGCGAAGTAGTCTATCAACACAAACAGTTTTCTTGGACACATGATAAAATATCAGATGTTCCAAAAGATAAAAAACTGTATAAGCGCATTAAAAAATTGAGTTCAAAAATACTGAGAGGTAAGTATAAGGATCCTACGTATGGTTCAATCTATTTCCATACAACAAGGAGCAATCCTTACTGGGCCAGTAAATTGAAGAAAACCGTTACGATTGGAAATCATATTTTTTATAGGAGATGATGATGTTGTTCAACAAAACTTCTTTCTCATTAGTAATAGAAAGATTAGTTAATGAAAAGAAAATAGACTATATAGATGCAATATGCTATTACTGTGAGAAAAACAACATAGAAATAGAGTCTGCTGCATCACTTTTAAATGAGAAAATTCGTATAATGATAGAGTTAGAAGCAAATCAGTCTAACTTGTTGAAGGAGAATACTAAGTTTGCTACACTACCGATCTAATATGTCCTCTGGTTACGAAGCATATAAGACGTATCTTGCGTTAAAAAAACACTTCAATAGTGACTACAATTTCCATACATATAACGGAAAGGTAAAGGTAAGCGCTGCCGCATTTGAAAGGCGAAAAGATAAATACATATTCCAAAAGATAGAAAAGAAGTTTGGTCCAAAGGTCAAAGATTTTTTCCTATCTAATTTTTTAGAAGACACGAATGTTTGGGTGGGTAATATGAGTGAACAAACATACAAACAGTGGAAGATAGAAAATGAAGGAATGACTTATCAATTTCAGAATGATCTTTCATTTATACAAGATTGTATGCATGATGATGACCTTACAGTCGATGATGTGATTCGAGTAAAGTGCGGTCAGCACCCACCTTTATTGAAGTGGTATTTAGGAAAACAAATCTCACTAAACACACTTGTCATACTACAGGTTCTAGGTTTATACTTAGAGCATTGGCACTTAAAACTAAAAGATCCAGTTGCAGAGGAGGTGATGAAGAAGATAGAAAAATCAGTTGGCTTTTTCTCTATTGATAAGAAAAAATATAGGGAGCTAGTTAAACGAAGACTGTTGACAATACGGTCTATCACATGATACCATATACTAGTTACATAATGAATAACGTGGACAATACAACATACAGAAAAATACGAGGTAATACATATGACCACATTTTCAGAGTTAAAAAAATCCAGCAAGTCGATGTACGACAAGATTGTCTCCGAGACAAACAAAGTACAAAACACAAACCGTGCGCAGGACGACCGTTTTTGGAAACCAGAAGTAGACAAAGCCGGGAATGGCTCAGCTATCATTCGGTTTCTTCCTCCATCAGCAGGCGAAGATCTACCATATGTGAGATTGTTTAGCCATGGATTCCAAGGTCCGGGTGGTTGGTACATTGAAAACAGTCTAACTACCATTGGTGAAAAGGATCCTTGCGGTGATTTGAACTCACAGCTTTGGAACAACGGCACCGATGCTGGCAAACAACAAGCACGTGATCAAAAGCGCCGCCTTAACTACATCTCAAACATTTACGTAGTCAAAGATCCAGCACGACCAGAACGTGAAGGCAATGTTTATCTTTACAAGTACGGTAAGAAAATCTTTGATAAGATCAACGATCAAATGCATCCTGAGTTTGATGATGAAGCTCCGGTTAACCCATTTGATTTTTGGGAAGGTGCAAACTTCCGGTTGAAGATCAGAAAGTTTGAAGGTTATCCAAACTACGATAAGTCTGAGTTTGAATCTACTTCGTCGTTAGGAGATGATGAAGAAATGGAAAAGATTTGGAAGTCGCAGTATTCACTGAATGATTTCCTTGATCCTAAAAACTTCAAATCATATGATGAACTGAAGACTAAACTCAATCGTGTTCTTGCACTCAACGTTGTTGAACATAAAGAAACAGCTGCTGCATCTTCAGTTGAAGATGAATGGGATGTGCCTGCAAAACAGCCTGCTCTAGCAACTGCTGATGACGATGATGACGATATGAGTTTCTTTAAATCCTTAGCTGAAGAAGACTAACTTCTTCTCGGGGGAGCTTCGGCTCCCCCTTTTTTTATCCTCTGATTCCTATTGTTACTGTAGGTGCTCGTCTTTCAGAAGGATTGGATGAAGACCTAGAGAATATACCACTCAATCCACCTCCACCAGAAGCTACAGTATTGTTTGTTACAGTAGTTGGTGCATTCACAATAGAAGGTGCAACATTTACCTGAGACTTAGCTCTTTCTGCTTGCTTTGCTTGAGCCGACATACCTGAGGTAACAGTGCTAGGAACAGTTACATTTGGTTGTAACTGATTTTTGGTTGCGTTTTGTTCTTTAGATAATTGTTCTGCAGCTACAGCCATTGAACTCTTAATGCCAGTTGGTTTTGGCTTACCGGAAAGTTTATATGCTGCACCTTCGGCAAGAATCATATGGTCTTTACTTAAAGGCTTATCGGTATCAAATCCTAACTCCTCAGCAATCATAACTGTACGAACTTGCTTTTCTGTTTCAGTTGCTTCAGGCATTACTTGATGCACGATTCCTCTTACTGTATTCGGTGGATACTTTGCACTTGTTGATGCGGCTGTTGCACCAGCAACAGCACTCGAAACCGATGATGTTTGAGCTGCTGCAACTCTACCAGCAATTGCTCCTGAACCTCCAGTGCCAGTTGCTCTTGAACCACGTTCCAAAACGTTGCCATCAAGACGAGCACGACGCGCAGCACGTATTTCTGCTCTACTTTTAGTTCGTGTTACCGCCTCAGCTGCAGCTTTCTTTTCTCTTTCTGCTTCGTACATATTATACACACCAGGAATATTGCCGCCCGCACCTATGTAAGTTCGTTGTGTTTGCGCTGGTTCTGGTTCGTCTTCATCACCATCAAAAAGTTTAAAAAGCATATTAGGTATGCCTTTAAAGAAATCGACTGTTGATTTTACGATGGATTTAAACTCATCCTCAAGTGAAAACGAATCCAACCATTCCGAAAAACCAGTGAACCCTAACTTTTCTGAGGTCCAAGAAAGCAAATCTTTAAGTAGGTCAAGAGGTTTTACAAAAAGACCAGTAAAAACTTCAGTGATGCCACCAATAAACTTTTCTACAACATTGCCTTCAGCTTGAGCATATCCTTTCATAAAATCAAACACGCTCATGATTGCTTGGATCGGCCATAATATTTTGGTTATGATTGGTCCTAAACTAGATAGGAATGTTCTCACCGGCGCAATGAGCTTACTGATAGAGCTAACGATTGCTCCTACAGTTTTTGATGTGCTAACAAAACTTTTAAAGACAGTAAAGATATTTGAAAAGAAACCACCAATCGTTCCAAGCACTCCACTGATTTTACTAACAACACTTGAAAGCTTTGTAGATCCTTCATTTAGAACCACAAATGCCTTTTGCACGTTTTCAAACTTCATTACAAATGCTTTGACTAAGCCACCAAGTGATTGTAGATTACCAGACAAAAAGTCTTTTAACGGTTTCACTAAGTTGGTGAAAGCACTTACTATAGGTTCAAACCCTTTCTTTATACCGGATACTATTTTTGTTATAAAACTAGCAAGTGACTTAAACTTTTCTATAGTAGAAGGAAGTAAGACTGTTGCTACATATTTTTCAAGATCATTTGCCCATAACAAAGTTGCGGCGCCAAGCGCAACGATAAATTTACTTAAAAAATCTCCTGCTTGTGTTTGAATGTTTTTCAGGTCTTCAAACATCGTGGTTTTTTGTTTGGTATCAAGAGATGTATCTTTAACGGTGCCTGCTTCTGCTGCCATGTCGGCTTGCAGATCATTGCCTCGAAGTACAGCTAGGATGTCTTTTTGTACATCAAGTATGTCGGTTAATGTGTTGTATATCGCTTGTGTAGCTGCAGCCATTCCATCACGCCATGCCATTTGCTCAGCCTGATTGTCAGGCAACATTCCACCACCAGCAAAAGCTAGAGGACCACCTGAGTTTTGTAATACTGGTAAAGCCATTATTGTTGTTTCATCCGTTCTTGTTCTTCTTCTAAAAATGCAAGTAACATTTGCAAGTAAATATGTTTTTCAAACGGAAACATGTTTTCTATTTCTGTTAGGCTGTACCCGTGATGTTGCATCAAACTAAAATTCGTATGATAAATGTTTATCAACGAATCATGAGACAGCCCTATGTAAAAAAACTTTGTAATCCTTCTATAACAATGGTTTCTTCCTTTTCGCATTTAGGACAGGTGTATGTAACTTCATGCTTTAACTTTGGCAACGTATTGAAAAACTTCATTAGCTTTTCAAACTGTTCTTGGTTCAAGTTGTCTAAAATGCTTTCCCTCAGTTCCTTTTCTGTAAAACTATCATAAACATTATTCTCATCAAAAACTAGTTTAACACATTTGTATACCATTCCAAACACAGCATCAAACTCATCTTTTGTTTCTGCGATTTCTCCTAGATCAAGTGCTGCAGGATCTTTTAACTCCAATCCTAATCCAGTCTTTTCGTCTAGTACCAAGTTGTAAATGTGTTCCTCATCGTTAACGATATTGATATCATCTATCTTAACTTCAATCTTTGTTACGTGCCCACAATCAGTATCATCTTTGTGTCTAGCATTTAATGCAATCACATCGTTTACAGATTTAGCACGTATGTTTAAGAACAAGTATTCCAAATCATACGTTGTCAACACATTCGTATCAACATCATCTAATATGCATGAATCAAGCAAGTTCATTAACGCACGCAATATTTCTTTTTCTTCTCCAGATTCCATTGCTAAGTATAGAATCTTTTCTTCCTTGACCAAAAAAGGTCTATATCTTATTGGTTGTTTCGTCGATGGTATAATCGTTTCATATTCAGGTGCTACTAGACTGGGTAAAGCCATAATATTTTCATCCTCTTGTTTCTAATTCCGCAGATGCAGACTCCTCTACAAAATATCTATATGTAATCGATACAGGTAGTTTTAAGATTTCAGTATTGTCCCAGCTCATTTGTAAACCACCAACAAGACTTGGAAACGCATCAATCAATGTGCATGTGTAAATAGGAGAAGCATTTTTTCCATCATCTCCTAAGCCAGAATATTTATTGATCTTTATGTTCTGTGATCTGTAGTCGTTGTAATAACCAATGTCAAATGACTTTCTTGATTCATCGAAGTCACCGCTGTTTAAACGATGGTTTCCGGTAATCAAATCTTGCCATTTCATAAAGAAAAAACGTTCCTTTAAATCTCGGCTGCAAATGATGTTCATATCTGCCTGCACATAGTTTGCAAACGCACCAATTTTACTTGGCGGACCATAAGTAAAGTAATCAATTTCTTGTATTGCACGAGGAGGAACAGTAAACGAATCGATTCTAAATCGCATGTTTTCTGCAATACTGGTTCCAAGATTCGTTTGTGTATCTAAACCAACTATATTTGGTATCACGACTTCAAACTCATAGCCTAGTGAAAACCCACCATTGCCTCCAACTTGACCTTGAAAATCGTTTATGCTAAACGGCATTTCTACTATCCCTCCAAACGGTTTGTTGATTGGCTTTTTCGAATCTTGCTATTGGTAACATTAATGCTATGTCCCATTCGTTTGCAAATATCTCAACAAATCTAGATTTCACATGGGAGTTTAAGTATCTTTTTAATGCAGGTTTAAACAAATCAAATCTGCTTGAACCTTTTAACAAGGAGTATGACATTCTCAACTGCGTGTTTTCATCGATCGCATCATTTGTTCGCAAATCATACAACGCGTCCATTAGTCTTGCACGAAGCATGTAAGGCAAGTAATGAAAGTTGAGACCCATAAAACCACCAGGTACAGTATCAATCGGAAATATCAATGGAAATGTGTCGTAATATGGAAGTGTTTTCTTATACTTTGGGTCATAAAAGAAAGCATACATTCTTCCAACTTCAGGTCGATACGTCAATCTTCTTGCATCTGCATTTCGCATTAATACATCTGGTTCTGTTCTTGTTTTTCTCGCCATATCACGAAACCAGTCCGCACTCTGTGGGCCTGGATTTCTATTTGCTTGCCTTGCTGCCGCAAGTATTTTTTCGAATGTTTGAATCGCCATGATCTATTTATATCAAGGATTGATGTTTAGTTCTTTTTCTGTCAGTATGACAAACTTCATTCCGTTATCACCACAGAATCTTTCAGCTGCTTTCCATTTTGCTTCATTGATTCCCCATCGCATAACTTCATTGATGTATCTTTTTGTTTGACGTTTTTGTTTTTTTGGAGGTTGTGTTTGTTTCTTTGGTTTGATCTCAACAATCCATTCTTCAATAGCACCAGTTTTTGTGCGGACCTTTAAGTAGAAGTCTGTAAAGTATCGATGCCACCTTCCATCAATAGGACTTTTGTAGGGAACAACAACTTCTTCTGATGACCACTTCAATACATGATCCTTTGTGTCACAGAACTTCATAAACTTAAGTTCCCACCCAGAACGGTATACAATATCGTTTGGATTTCCTTTGTACTTACTTCTATTTTTTATCCTGAATTTGCCTTGTCTATATGTCGCCATGCTTTATAAATATAGAAAAAACTAATAGGATTTATTTATGCCTACTGCAGGATTTAACGATCTAACAAATAGTTTATCTGGAACATCAGGAACTAACAATCTTGTCTTTCCTGATAACTTAAATCAGATAGATCATTGGATGGTTTTTAGAGTAAACAAGCCAGAGCTTCGTAAGAAAGCTGATTTTGAAACTGCAAACGATATTGCACGTATATTCCTGCCTTTACCAGACAATCTTGGCACACAATATTCTCAACAGTATTCCAATGAAGCGATTGGATTGGCTGGTGTAGCAGGGGCAAGTGCTGGTAATGATATAATAGGAGTAATTGATAAAAGTACGGATTTTTCATCCTTTGTTAAAAACGTCAGCGGAGCAGCACAGACAATCAAGGATGGATTTAAAGGAGGAACTGGATATTATGGAGCACAAGCATTATCTGAAGCAGGTACTGCCCTTGGGGCTGCAGCAGGAGGTGGATTAGGTGGAACTATTGGTGCAATAACAGGAGGCATTGGTGGAACTATCGGAGGTCAATTTGTAAAAGGTGCTATTGCTGGGCAAGGTGTTGCGATCAATCCATTCATGGCAACGCTTTACACTGCACCTGAAATGAGAACACATCAGTTTAGTTGGAAGCTAATACCAAAAAGTGCTAAAGAATCTACACTTTTAAAAGATATAATCAAGACATTCAAGTTTCATTCTGCTCCTGGTATGGAAGGAACAAACAGTACCTTCTTTCAATACCCTGAACAGTTTGACATTGACTTTCATTACGATGAATACCTATACAACATCGCACCATCTGTTTGCACTTCATTTGAAGTAAACTATCATGGTGAAGGTCGTGCAATGTACCATGAAATATCTGAAGGTGATGATACTGGTGGAAGCACAGGAAAAGCTCCTGTTTCCGTTACGATAAATGCTACATTCCAAGAAATTGCTATCATAACAAAGAAAGAAATCCAGGATTACAATAGGTAAAAGTATGCCACACTATTTTCAATACCATCCAACTGTAGATTATGATGTGCTGAAAAATGACATAACAGTAAAGACACAGAATCCATTAGTTCGTCACAAGTTGATAAACTTACTAGGTCTTAGATCTGCGACTTACTATACATACACAGTACAGGATCACGAGACAGCTCAGTTTATTGCAGACAGATACTATGACGATGTGACATTGGATTGGATTATCTACATGGCAAATAACATCATTGATCCACAGTATGATTGGCCTTTAACGCAGTTAGACTTAGTGGAATTCATTAAAGGAAAATATGGAAACATTGGAACAGCACAAAGTCAAGTGCACCATTATGAGCAAATACTTCGCAAAGGTCAACGATTATCTGATGGAACAATCATTAAAGAAAAAACATTACAAATAGATTTGGACACATACAATTCTATAGGAGATGCTTCCCTCAAAAGAGAAGTAAGTAACTATGATTATGAATTAAGAAAAAATGACGACAAACGAGAAATCAAAATCGTGAGAAAAGAGTTCATTCCTGGAATCCTTCGTCAACAAAGAGTGATATTTAGATAATGGCACTTCCACCGTATCGTCCTGGCATACTCAAGTTAGAAAGATGCCTGCTCACGAACTATAGGGAAGAACTTTTAGATCTTCGTCACGTCATGGTTGAGTTCAATGTTTACCATGATCTATTTGCTCAAGGTACGAAGATTGAGATGCTCATAGAAGATTCAAACGGATTGATTGAGTTAGTTCCTATTGTTGGTGATGAGTCTATGATACTTGAGTTCACAGATAACTCAGATGATCCTTTCTCAATGTTGTATACGTTTCGAGTATACAAAATAGATAATCGAACAAAAAACGATTCACGGACAGAATCATATTTATTGCACGGCATTACACCTGAGACAATATCAAACCATAGAAAAATGGTTTCACGTTCCTATACAAACTTAAAAGCATCGGAAGTTATTAGTCAAATATACAATGAGTATCTGAGACCAACTGCAAGTGAATATGGTGAAGCGATACTTGAAAGTTCTCCTTCGTTAAGTATACAGGAGACAAAGGAAAAGAAAGCATGGGTGTTTCCTACACAAAAACCTTTTGAGATAATCGACTATCTTTGCAAAGAAGGTGAAGCAAAAAACGAAAACAAAAAAGGATCAAACTTTCTATTCTATGAAACACATAAAGACAATAAGGAATGGCACTTCAAAACGTTAGATAGTTTGTTGCAACAAAAACCTTTTCCAAAAGACACGTTTTACTATGCGCCTTCAACTGTACAGGCAAGAAGATCGTTAAGTGAAAAACCATCAAAGTCAACAACAAGACTTGTCGGTGGAGATTTTGATGATCCAATCGAAGAAGTATATGCTTATCAAAAGATAGAAAAGTTTAACATGGTAGGTCAGTTTGATGCATTGCAGAACGTGAGAACTGGTATGTATAACAACCAAGTCGATTCGATTGATCCGATTATCAAGACATTCAAGAGTGATGTGTTTCTATACGAAGATGACTTTGATAAGTTAGGACACATGCAAGATCAGAGATTTTACACGAAGCGTTCTTTGTATAAAGAAAAAGAAGCAAACACAATCAAACACTTCATGGTAACAAACTTTGATCAAGAATACCTGAGTACGCAGTACGTACAGAAAGGAAAAAACACAGACAATCAGATTAAGTTTCCTAGAGTAGCACACAAGTTTTTGAAGTATGACATTGCATCAAGACAACAGTTAAACAACATCATCATTGAGATAACTATACCAGGCAATGTAGAGTTAGATGTAGGCACCATGATAAATATTGTTGTTCCTCAAAGTTCTAGCTTTAAAGAATATGCTACACAAACAAACTTGTTGTTTAACGATAGAAAATTTTTGGTCACTGCAATGAAGCATACGTACAACAAAATACAAGATAAGTTTTTCACTACATTGGAATGCATTCGCGATACATATGCAGAAGGTCAAGTTGAAACAGATGATGCTGGATTTGAGGGTTAAACATGCAGATAGGAGAAACTTTTAACTGGTGGATAGGAGTTGTTGAGGATAGGAATGATCCAATCAAGTTAGGTCGTGTTCGTGTGAGAATATATTCTCATCATACAGCAGATAAAGGAATGATTAAGACAGAAGATCTTCCTTGGGCGCAACCTTTACAGCAAATCACATCGGCTGCAATAAGTGATGTTGGTCATTCACCAACTGGAATCGTTGAAGGAACGTGGTGTGTTGGTTTTTGGTTGGATGGTGTTGAAGGACAGCGTCCAGTTGTTATGGGAACACTTGCAGGTATTCCTTTACAAGGTCCCGCTGGTAGTGCAGGATTCAATGATCCAAACGAAAAGTATCCAAGGCAAGAGAGAATAAGTGAACCTGATGTAAATCGTCTCGCAAGAAATGATGATGAGTACAAGCATGAGGTACTAAAAGATAAAGAAGATTCACGAGAAAAAAACGTTGATCGGGCTTTAAACTTAAGGAACGATGAGTGGGATCAACCCACAAGTCCATACGATGCTTCATATCCTTACAATCACGTTTATGAATCAGAATCTGGACACATAAGAGAATACGATGATACGGAAGAACATGAAAGGATCCATGAGTATCATAAAAAAGGAACCTTTTACGAAATCGATGAAGAAGGAACAAAGGTTACAAGAGTAGTCAAGAACAACTATGAGATAGTTGCAGGTGATGATTACTGTTATGTCAAAGGAAGTTGCAATATAACAATCGATAGTAAAGCTACTACTTATGTAAAAGGTGATTGGGACATACAGGTTGACGGCAACTTAACGATTGATGTTGCAAAGAAAATAGACATTGATTCTATAGATAACATTACTATTGACAGTGGAGCAGGTAACCTTAGAGGCGACGGAAACATATTCTTCAACTCACAACCTTCCGACAGACCTGTAACAGGAGATTAGTATGCCAGGACAAGTAAGAAGAATTTTGGATTGTCACTTAGGACATCCTTCATTTTCACCTGCACCGTTTCATCGTACACAATACGCAACATCATCTCCTAATGTATTTGTGAACGATCCTGAAACATTGAATGGAAGTGGAGATAACTATGGCGCTGTACGTTTAGGCGATATTACATTTTGCACCGATCCTGCAGCAGAAGCATCGCCTGACGTTTATGCAAACAATATTCGTGTTCATCGTAAATGGGACGCAACAGGTGGGCATGACTCATGGATACCAAACTTCGCATTGACTGCTTCTGATAACGTATTTGTAAATGGTGATGACAGTTATAAGAAAGTACCGAGTCCAGACTAATGCCTGATATACAGTACGAAACAAGACTACAAGAAATAGGAACAGCTTACGCTGCAAACAATCTTGTTTTGTATCAAGAGTTAATCGACAAGTTTAATGCTGACTTTTCTGTGCCTCAGTTTAATGAGGAAGAAGATTTACTTACGGATCCAGAAAAGGAGTTATTTGAATACGTATCTGGTTACGACGGCGAGTATCAAGAAGGCTATGCTACAGAATATGTAGCACCACAACCTGGGTTGCCTACAAATGTTTATCCTATAAACCCAGCTGATCCAAATGATGCTTGCTTATTTTCTTACGTCGGTGTGTATGTAAATGCTGAGGGGGATTTCTCAGGCGAAGCCTCAGGTATAGAAGATAAGTTTATATGTGGTCCACCTGATGCGCCAGTTTTACAACCAGAAGTAATACCGGATTTACCGAACGTTGCATCGTTAACATCAGTGGTATTCGATGAACCTATTACAGATCCTGATTCTGTAGTTCCTTCACCACCAAAAACGTTTAAGGATTGCTTGTAGTGGTTGCCAACACGATTACATATAGATTAGAAAAAGGTAGTGCGTTAACTTATCAAGAGTTAGACGATAACTTCCGTTACCTTGACCTAACAAAAGGAACTGGGTCTGGAGATGGCGGTGCTACGTTTGATGCCGATAAAGATACTGGCATGGACCCTGAGGTATCTGAAGACGAAGATGTGCTTCGATTCTTTGTAGGAAACTCAATACCTGGATATTCCAACGTACAGAGTGTTATGACACTCGCTGCAAACGGTTTGATTGTAAACATGGGCCAGTCAAATCAGGCAGGTAGCACTGTTAATGGTGCACCCATTGTTTTGCAAGCAGGTTCAGGAGCAAACGTTGTATTCCACGCTGACACAAAAGGCGGAGACATAGAACTACGTCCAGGTAACTATAACACATATGCAAATACGGACAGTGCGAATACTTCGACACCTTCAACAGAAGGTGTTGTTCGTGTCATTGGACCAAATGTTGACGGACCTGGTGTTGCTCGCTTTTTTGATACGGATAGAAATGAGTTTGTAGGAATAAGCGGCCCTGATAACTTAGATACATCATACACAATAAAACTTCCAAATGTGTTAGGCACTGTTGGACAAGCACTGATACTACAAAATGCAAGTGGTAATACTGAATGGGGCGCAGGGGGCGGAGGAGCATCACCAGCTACAAACGCTTTTACGACATTTACTGTTTCTGGTCAAAGTACTTTATACGCAGCAAATGGAGATAGCACATTAGCATTTGTTGGAAGCAATGGAATAAATATTAGCACTGCTCCTTCCTCAAACACAATAACATTTGAGTTAGGATCGATTGTTTTTCCTTCACAAAATGTATTCGCAAGTATTGCTGTTGCAGGACAAGATTCGGTTGTAGCCGATGCAGTTAATGATACGTTAACGTTTGTTGCTGGCTCAAACATGACCATCACAACAGAAGAAGGCACAGATACGATTACGTTTACTTCTACTGCAACTTCTCCTGAGTCAAATACCTTTTCTACATTTGCAGTTTCAGGACAAGATTCAGTTGTAGCAGAAACGGATGACGACACATTAACATTTGTTGCTGGTTCAAACATGACTATCACAACAGATGCTAGCACAGATACGATTACATTTGCTGCCAGTGTTGTTGCTTCTGAATCAAACACGTTTTCTACTATTGCAGTTTCAGGACAAGACTCAGTTGTAGCCGAGACAGACGATGATACGTTGACGTTTGTTGCTGGCTCAAACATGACTATCACAACAGACGCAGCAACTGATACTATCACGTTTACTGCTACGGGAGGTGGCGGTGGTGGCACAGGTGATATATCTGCAAATGGAACTACCTCATATGCGTATGCAGCAAATACTGAAGTAAGCATATGGACTTCGAACAATCAAATAATGGGAACACCTGCTTTCAAGTTTGATTATGGCGCAAACACGTTAACTGTCATTGGTCACATACAAGCAACAACAAAATCATTCTTAATCAAACATCCTACAAAAGAGCATCACATGCTCCAATACGCATCGTTGGAAGGACCAGAAAATGGTGTGTATGTTCGAGGTAAAAGCTCACAAAACGTAATCGAACTACCTGATTACTGGATCAACTTAATCGACGAAGAAACAATCACAGTAGAACTTACTCCCAACGGTTTCTATCAAGAATTGTTTGTGAAGGAAATAAATAACAATCGAATACACGTGGGTAACAATAAAAGTGATTCATTGAGATACTTCTATCATGTGTATGCTGAGCGTAAGGATGTTCCTAAACTAGAAACTGAATACGAGGTTGCATTGAAATGGCTGTAGTAAGCGGAAAAAGAGGATCAGATGGGAAGCTAACAAGGGCAAAGTCATATCGCTATTGGAGAATAACTGATATAAGCATTCCCGGCGGAGGTTATCTTGAAATATCCGAACTCCAATTTTTAAAGAATGGAGTTGTTGTGAACGACGATGGAGCTAAAACTAGTTCTACTCCGCCTGAAGTAGCAGCGTCGACCTATCCTTTTAGTATGTTATTTGATGGGATTATAGGCTCCTCATCGAGAACTTTATGGTATGAAAGCACAGCAGAAGATCCTAGTTTTTGGATTAAGATTGATTTTGGTGCAAACACTAATGTTACTCCAGTAAACGGAATCAAACAAGCCGGATATAGCGATAGCGACAGATACATGGATTCATTTAGACTAGAAGCTTCTCAGGATGATACCGTTTGGCACAATGTAAAATATGTAACTAATATACCGTGGACTGGACAATATACACTTTCGTCAGAATATGATACGTCAAACAACGATGTCCTATATGCTTAAGTTTGGAGTGTAAAATGGGAGTAGTATATGGAAAAAGAAATTCTGAAACTGGCAAAATAGAACGCTTTTTTGTTATCACTGATGGTTTAACACTTTATTTAGACGCTGGTGATACTGCATCGTATCCTGGCAGTGGAACTACTTGGTTTGACATAAGCGGTAATGGAAATGATGGAACAATCAACGGCGGGGCCACCTTTGATAGTGCCAATGGTGGGTCTATTGTTTTCGATGGAAGCGATGACTCAGTTACAGTTTCTAATGTTCAACCAGGAACAAATGATTTTACAATAACTGTATGGGTATTGAAAGATAGTACTGGTCCTAATCAATATATCTATGATTTTGGTTCAAACGGAGGAACATTGACGGCAGGAACTAGCGTAAGTGGATACGGGTTTAGATACTACAATCCTACTTTAGGTGTGAGTAGCAATGTGTACACTCAAGGTACAGTACCTGTCGCTGATAGATGGTATGATGTTACAATGACAAGAAGTGGTACAACAACGTCGATGTATGTAGACGGGCAGTTTGTTACATCATCATCTGGCGATAGCTATAATATATCATCTACAACTTTAAACATTGGTAAGTACGGCGGAAACAATAGCTATAACCATGATGGAAAAATAGCAAACTTTAGAATATACAACAGAGCACTCACATCATCAGAAATCCAAACAAATTTTAGCGCATTGCGTAGTAGATTTGGAATATAAAAAACATGGCAAACTCGGATAAAGACATACTAATAACACCAAATAAAGGAGAAACATCAGAACCTTCTATTTCCTTTAGTGGTGCAAACACTACACCCAATAACATAATCACCATGACCGTTAAGGATGAGCAAGGTTCAGGTGTTGCTACTGACTATACGGCGATTTCGTATTCAAATGATAACGGTGAAATTTTCTCCATCACCACAGACTTTTCAAATAGCGTATTTGGTGTTACTGATATTAACGGAAAGCCTTTAATCGAAGCCTTTGCAAACGGCATGATTTCGATGGCCGAGTTTAATAACTATACATTGCGTTTAGGAACAATAATATCTGGTACTGAAAAAGAACTTGATGCAAGACTTGATGTTGATGGAACCACATCGCTTCGTGCTCAATCCGAGTTAAGATTTCATCAAGCAAATAACGATTATTACATAGCACTTAAATCGGCAGATGCATATACTTCAAACGTAACATTTTTCTTACCAAACACACACGCAACTGCCACAAATTATGTGCTTGCATCAAACACATCTGGCTACATGTATTGGTCTGAAGGTGGAGGCGGTGCTTCTAAAGTTGGCTCACCGGACACATATCAGATAGCTTATTGGGCAGACGGAACGAACCTTGCTGGCAACAGCGCGTTTAAATGGGCCAACAACATTCAAACTCTTTACGTCTCAAATACGATTTCGATTAATGATGGCGGTGTTGTTTCAAATCCTAGAATGGTTTTCAGTGGTGCAAACACTACACCCAATAACATAATCACCATGACCGTTAAGGATGAACAAGGTTCGGGTGTTGCTACTGATTACACTGCGCTGTCATTCAGTAACGACAACGGGGAGATTTTTTCAGTAACAACTGACTTTAGTAACTCAGTATTTGGTGTAACTGATATTGATGGTAAACCTTTAATCGAAGCCTTTGCGAATGGTATGATCTCAATGGCCGAGTTTAATAACTATACATTGCGTTTAGGAACAATAATATCTGGTACCGAAAAAGAACTCGATGCAAGACTTGATGTTGATGGAACCACATCGTTAAGAGCACAGTCCGAGTTAAGATTTCATCAAGCAAATAACGATTACTACATTTCATTAAGATCACCTGGAAACTATGCGGCAAATGTTGATTTAAGATTGCCTAATACTGCACCGGCAAATACATCTCACTATGTCTTATCCGCAAACACGTCAGGGTACATGTACTGGTCAGACGGAAGACAACCTGTAGTTACTGTAGCAAACTTGCCAACAGCACCGGCACCAGGAACACGACATTTCGTGAATGATGCAACAGCAACTACATTTCACAGTGTAGTAGCAGGAACTGGCTCAAACTTTGTTCCAGTGTTTTATGATGGCACGAACTGGAGAATAGGTTAAAGTCATTATAAATAAAAACACATAGAACTTGGAGACTTCAGATGCCGGCGCCCGAAGAAGAACTGTATAAAGACTTACCTTTGTCTTTTAATAGACATCCAATAACGAAAAAGGTAAATGCTTTGGTAAATGCCGATGCCGTGAAGCAAGCCGTAAAGAATATCGTGTTGACTAACTTTTACGAAAGACCATACAATCCTAGATTTGGTGGTAATGTTACAGCTCAACTTTTTGAAAACGCAGATGCGTTTTTAGAATACAACTTAGCAACAAACATCAGACAATCATTAGAAAACTTCGAACCACGTGCAGACATTATTAGCATAGTTGTAAACAGTGAAGCTGACACGAATACATTAAGCGCAAAGATCAAGTTTGGTATACGTGCACTTATAGATCCAGTCGAAGTAACCGTTCAACTACAACGAGTAAGATAATGGCAGCTAACACCGCATTAAAAATAACAGAACTTGATTTTGATACCATAAGAGAAGGTATCAAGGATTACATCAAGGCAAAGCCAGAATTTATCGACTATAACTTTGAAGGTTCTACGATTAGTCTGCTCCTTGATATGATGGCTTATAACACATATCAAAATGCATTTCTCACAAGCATGGTCGGTAACGAAATGTTTTTGGACTCAGCATTGTTGAGAGACAGTGTTGTTTCAAGAGCAAAGATGCTAGGATACACAACAAGATCTGCAAGAGGAAGTAGTACACGAGTTTGTTTGGAGTTAACACCTAATCCTCCAACACCAGCACCACTTTCAATCACTATTCCAAAAAATACAGAGTTCACAGCAACAATTGACGGCATCGAATATACTTGGGTTACACCAGAAAACTATATCATCTATGATGACAATGGAACATACGAAGGAATTGTCACAATCGTAGAAGGCAATCCGCTCACACAAAAGTATACGGTCAGCACAGTTAACCCAGTCAAGTACGTCATACCAAACGAAAACGTAGATACAACTTCGATTACAATAACAGTAGAAGAAACTGCAGGTTCTAGTAACATAGAGACTTTCACATTAGCGGAAAATATTTTAGATGTAAATAAGGACTCTGCAGTTTACTTTATTCAGGAAATAAACGACAATCTTTATGAAGTTTATTTCGGCGATGGTGTTATAGGAAAACAACTTAGTGATGGCAACGTCGTAAGCATTTCCTATCGTGTTTGTAATGGTTCAATCACAAATGGTGTAAACACATTCGTTGTGCCAACAACAGTACCTGGTGCTGATGTTACCGGTTCTACAGTTGAAGATAAAACAAGCGGAGGAGATGAGATTGAATCCGTTGAGTCCATCAAGTTTAACGCACCAAGATATTTTGAAACACAAGATCGTGCAGTGCTTGCGACTGACTATAAAAGTCTATTGCTAAAACAGTTTGGTGATCTCAAAAGCATCAGTGTCTGGGGCGGTGAAGAAAACGACCAACCAATATATGGAAAGGTATTCATATCTGGTCGAACAGAAAACTCAACGTTTTTATCACAACAGAAGAAGGACGAGATCAAGCAATACCTGAAAAAGTATAATGTGATGGCAATGGACATACGATTTGTAGATCCAACGTATCTTTACATCAAGCCAACAATCACAGTTTACTACGATAGCAAACAAACAAGCTTATCACCAAATGCGTTAGCAACAAACATAGAAACCACGATTAAGAATTTTGAAACAACAAACCTTGGCACGTTTGAAAATAACAACTTGAAATATTCCAACTTTAGTGCAGCGATTGATGACACCAATACTTCAATACAAAACAATAGCTCGACACTGTTGTTACAAAAAAGATTTACTCCTGATTTTAGTAACAATACCACATACACATTAAACTTTCAAAATGCTTTAGAGAAATGCAGAAATGACGGCAGCTCAACGTTGACTTCTACATCATTCACTCTTGGTGGAAAAACTACATATTTAGATGATGATGGTAAAGGAAATGTTCGTGCATATTACTTGGACGTTGACGGGGTAACAAAGGTCTATACAAACAATACGCAAGGCACGATTGATTACACGTCAGGTAAGATCCAACTAATCAGTTTCAAACCAACCGCAGCTACAAACGATCAAGTAGAAGTTTCCGTGAGTCCAAACAGTTATGACATTACTAGCAATAGGTACCAAATCTTGTTGCTAAGTGGGACAACATTTGATTTGCGCGATGTTAGCGGTTCGACTGCAAAGGTCGCAAAAACAGTAAACACAATCGGTGATGCTACACAAATTAATGAAGTTGCATTAGGAACTGTTGTGTAATGGCAATAGACAATAAAACCTCAGTACTTATTGAGCAACAGTTTCCGGATTTCGTTTATGACGAAGGCCAGAATCTTATTCAGTTTGTCAAAGCTTATTATGAGTATATGGAACAGACTGGAAATGCCTTAGATGCAAATAAGAACTTACTGAATTATCAAGATCTTGATAACACGTTAGAAAAATTCATAGACTATTTTTATAGAGAAGTTTTCACAAGTGTTCCAAAAACACTTATGGTAGATGATAAACTTTTCCTAAAGCATGTTCGTGATTTGTACTTATCAAAAGGCACAGAAGAATCTTTTGAACTGTTGTTTAGAATTTTGTTCAATGAAGAAATCAGTTTCTATAACCCAGGTGAAGATATACTTCGTGCTTCAGATGGGCAATGGTATGAAACCATAAAGTTAAGGCTTACACCAATCACCGGCACAATAACTGATATTGACGGTTATACGATTAAAGGTTTAACATCTGGTGCAATAGCAAGAGTACAAACTGTTAACTACAATTTAGTAAACGGATTAGACTTTTATGACATTACCATATCAAATGTTTTGGGCACATTTGTAGATGGTGAAACGATAGAAAATACAGATCAAACGATCACTGCTAAAATAGATAACACAGTAGGACAGTTAAAATCAATAACTATATTGTCGGGTGGATCTGGGCATCAAGTTGGTGATAAGATTGATATAGAAGGACTAATCGGATCGGGTGCTACCGGTACTGTTACTGCAATATCAAACACATCAGCAATTGACTTTACTGTAACAAACGGCGGTGATGGTTATCGCATTTCTTATGTTGATGCGAACAACCCAACAGGTAATCCAACATTAGGATCAGTTTCTGTTGTTGGTGGTCCTGGAACTGATGCTGGGTTTCTTATTACTAGCATCGTTCCTTCTGGTAATGTCGCAATACAAACAGACAAAATCGAATATGTGGCTAACGTAGCAATTGATACGAGTCCTAGTTTTGGTGCATACGGAAATGTTTCTATTTTGATTAGCACAGAACTTTCTACAGCAAACGTCGATAGTTTAATGTCAGATGCTTTGCCCACTGCAAACTCCCTATACGGTGTTATCAATACGATAGCAACATTCAGTACAGGCGGAGGTTATACTTCATTGCCAACTGTTGAAGTATTAGACGCAGAAGCAACTGCCGTATTAGGACCACCACTAGGAGAAAACGCAGTCATAACTCCTGCATATGTTGATGGTTCGATTGCAGCCGCAACAGTTGACAGTAAACTTATCACTACGTACAACGCATCAAATAGATACACGTTGATAAATCGTTCAAGGGCAAACACATACAACGCAACCGCAACGGGGAGCGTCACTGGTGTTGTTGATATTGAAGGCAGATATCTTGACACAAGAGGTTGGTTATCATCTAACAAGAGATTACAAGATAACTACTTCTATCAAGAATTTTCTTATGAAATAACATCTAACCAGGTTATAAATAGTTATAGAAAGTTATTGCTAAAACTGTTGCATCCAGCTGGAAACATGCTGTTTGGTAGAAAGCAATTTGATAACTCGATTGCAGTGTCAACAGTAACAGTTGAAGCAAATGTAGAATCCATAACGGTATAAAAATACATGGCACAATACATTACAAGATATCTGCGTTTAAACAATGCAGCAAACTTTAAAGAAACCTTCGACACTAGTACGGACAATAATCTGTACGTGTTTGTTGGCAAGACGTATGACTGGGAAACCGGCAGTGCTCCAACGTTATTGGATTCTGATAAAGATACTGTGCATGACATATGGAAAGATATTGTTCACGCAGTAAGAGTTGTTGAAAACGATATTGAGCATGTTGTGCCAAGATATGATTGGGCAAATGGACAAATCTATAACCATTTCGTGCATGATAACGCAACACTTTACTCAAACACGACTCCTTTCTATGTAAGGACAAGTGTTGATAATGTTTACAAGTGCATTGCAAACAGCGGTCAATCTACAGTTGAACCAACAGGAACATCGACAGAGGAGTTTACGACTTCTGATGGATACACCTGGAAGTTTATGTACGGATATAACTCTGCACTCAAAAATAAGTTTGAGACAGATGACTACATTCCGGTTAAACTTGAAACAAATTCAATCATACCTCAGTATGATGTGCAACAAACAGCTGTTATTGGTGACTTAAAACAAATAAGAGTCGTGGAAAGTGGCAATAACTACATTACAGATACCGGAAATATAAGTGCAATCACTGCTGATAAGTATTATATCACATTAGATGGTTCCGCAAGTGATACCACAAACGCATATCTCAACTACAGCATATTCATTTCAAGCGGAACAGGTGCTGGGCAAATAAGAAAGATTACAGAATACAACGGAGCAACAAAAACACTAAGATTGGAAAGTCCGTTTACAGTTACTCCAACATTGCTTTCCACATACATCGTTTCGCCAACAGTTGAAATAAAGGGCGACGGTGTAGATGCAATCGCAAGAAGTGTTGTTGACACAAACGGCACAAACATCGATTCGATTATTATGATTTCAAAAGGTAGTGAATATACGCAAGCATCAGCAACAATAGTTGGAAACACTGGAGAAAATGCAACGCTTAGTCCAACCATTTCTCCACCTGGTGGACATGGCTCAAACGCGATACATGAGCTGAATGGAATAAATATAATGATTGATAAAAGTGTTGCATTCGATGAAGGCAATGCCGGAAAAACAGTAGACAATGATTTTAGATTTTATGGTTTAGTTAAGAATCCATTGCTATCTTCAAACGGTGCACTTGCACAAGGAGATGTTTATGGACAAACAACAAATCTTACTTTGGTAAACGTCACCAATGATGGCAAGTTTACTAAGGACGAACAAATCTACTTTGTAAACTCAAGCGACATTACTAGCAATGTAGTTCAGTTTGCAAACACAAACGCATCGAACACGGCTGGAGTATTGTCAACAACAAATGCTAATAATGGATTGTTCACAGTGGGAGCAAGTATTAAAGGATCTTCATCTGGAACAGAAGCTGTTATTTCGAAGATCGAAAACGGAGAGTTCAAGTTATCAAGAGGTGATGTTTTGTTTATAGATAACTTTGATGCTGGTGTAGATAGAGATTCTTTACAAAGAGAAAATTTTAAAGTAACTTTAAAGTTCTAATAGGATACAATAAATGGCAACTGCAAATACAAAATCACTTACGACTGATTTTAATGTGTCACCTTATTATGATGACTTTGACGAAACGAAAAACTATAATCGGTTGTTGTTTAATCCTGGTTATGCTGTGCAAGCTAGAGAGTTGACACAGCTTCAAACAACGTTACAAAACCAAATTGACAGATTCGCAGAGCACATTTTCAAAGAAGGAAGTGTTGTATCTGGAATGGGATTGAATCTCGATACTTCCCTTCCTTATATACGCCTGAGAGATTTTGCAGCAGATGGAACGACCGCAGTTAACCCATCTGACTTTATTGGCAAAACGATTACAGGATCCGCTGACGGTGTGCAAGCTTATGTTGTGGATGCGATTGACGGATCAGAAGCTGAATATCCAAACACAAAAACACTTTACGTTAAGTACGTTAGCGTAGGAACGAATGATGCTGGAAAATACACCATCAATGAAACTTTAACATCGGATACTTTGTCTGCAAATACTTGGAACGCGGGCGGTAGCGCATTATCTAACAATGTGATTCGTGTTACATATGATGATGGCATCATGTTTGCAAAAGACCATTTTATACGCATAGACAGGCAATCTGTCAATGCTTCTAGATATGAAAGAACTCCTACAGTAAAGATTGGTTATGTCATCAATGAAGAAATCGTAAAAGCAACAACAGACAATAGTTTATTAGATCCTGCTCAAGGATCGCCTAACGAAAATGCACCAGGTGCAGATCGTTTAAAACTTACAGCAACAATCACTACGAACAACGCGATTACTTCCACACAAGAAAAAGATTTTGTTGAAATACTAAGACTGCAAAGTGGAGCACCTGTGTTTAAGGCAGAAAAACCACAGTATGCAATCATCAATGATTACATAGCAAGAAGAACATTCGACGAATCTGGAGATTACCTTGTTGAAGGTTTAACAGTTCGTTTAAGAGAACATCTTAAAACATCAACAAACCAAGGTGTTTATACTGCAGCAAACGGTGGTGATGCTAACAACTTGTCAATCGATGTATCTCCTGGTAGAGCATATGTAAAAGGTTATCAAGTAGACAATCTCTTGACCAAACACATTGCAGTTGAAAAGGGAATCGATACACTAACTTCCGAGAACTTGACTATTCCAATCAACACTGGCAACTACCTAGAAGTCAAGGAAGTTGCTGGTTCATTTACTGCAGCAGATTCTTGGAGTGATGTAAAACTCTACGACATTGAGCAATATGCAATATCGAACACAAGCATCAGTGCTCCTTCATTAGCATCTACTCGAGGAACCGAAATCGGTGTAGCCACACTAAAAGGAATCCAGTTTGAAAGTGGAAATCCTGGTGAGGAAGATGCAGTATATCGTGCATACCTCACAAACATTCGCATGTCGGGAGCCAATACTTTCACTGATGTTAGATCTTTAGTTTCGGTTGCATCAAGTCCACAACTTCCAGGAACAGCTGACGTTATCGTAAGCAATGCAAATACAGCTGTGTTAAAAGAAGTCGGATACAATACCGGCGTGTTTAAACTTGGTCCACAAAATGCAAAGACATTAAAGAACAATGGATCAAACGACGTAACATATGAGCACTTTAAAGCAATCGCATCTGTTGCCGATTCTGGTGGTTCATATTCTATTTCTACTGGTGGTGACAAACTTCCATTTGCTGGTGGTTCAACATTGAATGACACACAAAAGGAAGACTACTGGTACCTTATTGCAAATACAGATACCGAAAGTTCTAGTAATTTAACAGGAACCATATCGCTAACAGAAACGACCGGCGCATTGGTTGGATTGAGCACAGCATTTGATACAGAGTTAGCAGAAGGTGACCTGATTAAATTTGCAGGAGGACAATATGTTGTCCTCAACGAAATAACAAACGCAACGACGGCAAACGTCCACATTTCTACTAACGGCACACTGACTGCCGAGAGTGGTGCTACCGCGAAGCGAGCATTTAGAAAAGGTTATCCCATTCCTATGCCAACTGCTTCAGGAAGAACAATAACAATCAACTCAACTGCTGACGTGGCTACGATTGATATTAACGTAACAACTACAGATCCTCTACAGATCCAAGGTTCAACATTCTTCCAGAGAAACGATGTTGGTCCTAAAGGAAAGGACATATACAAAAATCTTTCAGTTGAGTTAAAGAGCATCGGTGCAGGCGGAGCAAAAAATGCAATCACTGGTTCTGCAGCGACTGCGGCTACAGATCCTTTGTACATTGGTTTCTATGATGTATTGAAAGTAAGACAAATCCTAAAGAGAGATGATACGGATTTTACTACTGCGAACTATCTTACAGGAAGCACTGATGTAACGAAAGAGTTTAATGTGTTTAATGGTCAAAAGGATAACTACTATGACCATGCATACATTCAGTTAAAACCAAGTTCAACGTTGAGCATTGATAGCTCCACTACAAGATTACTCGTCATTATGGATGTGTTTAAACATGACGAAAACGATGGCATATCTTATATGACTATTGATTCGTATCCGATTGATGATTCAAATCCAAGTGCTACAAACACAATAACAACATCTGAAATCCCGATCTTTACCTCACCAACTACAGGTCTGGAATATAGATTGAGAGATAGCATTGACGTTAGACCCCGAAGAGGAAACGGCGGAAGTGATGCAAGTGTTAATGGAAACGTAGATGGTGCTGGACAAAACCCAGTTCCTCCTGCTGGCTTCACGACTGGAGCACCAGGTTATCTTGCATTCCCTAAACCAAACAAATCATTTGTATTCAACTCTTCTGAGTTCTATTTGCCACGAAGAGATAGAATCTATGTAACGGAAAAGGGATTGTTCCAGACAGTCAAAGGTGTACCTGCAGTTAATCCTTTACTGCCACCACCTCCAGCAGATGGTTTAACAATCGGTCTTATCGACATTGCAGCATTTCCTTCGACACCTTTTGAGGAAGCAAAAGCAAGTGATTCAGATGACTATCTAAACGTATCACGCATCAAACCAGTAAGACAAGTTCGTTTTACAATGAAGGATATTGGTACGATTAAAGATCGTGTCGATAACTTAGAATACTACACATCATTGTCTATGCTTGAATCTGATACGAAAAACATGACCATCACTGATGCAAATGGACTTGATCGTTTCAAGAACGGCATTCTTGTTGATCCATTTACTGGCCATAATGTTGGCAATGTAAAGAATGCCGATTACAAGATATCCATTGACAAAGAAAAAAATGAAATACGTCCTTCTTTTATTGTTAGAGATATACCTGTAGAGTATAATGCTACGACTTCAGCGGGTGTTGAAAAGAATGGCTCATATGTAACTTTGCCGATACAAAGCCATTCTGTTTTAGTAAATCAACCTTTGGCTTCAAATATTCGAAACGCGACAGGATTGTTTTACAGCTGGTCGGGTGAGTTAGAGTTAACACCGGACGGTGATATTTGGACAGACACCACAACAGCACCAGATGTACAAGTTGATTTTGACTTAAACACCGATAACTGGCAGTTCTTAGCAAACAGCTGGGGAACTGAATGGGGTAGTTGGGAAACAATCAACCGTGACATTAGTACTCGCACCGAACAAACAAGAACAAATAGAGGTGGACGAGCAGGCACTTTAACAAGCAACATTACAACAACGACATTAGGACAACAAAGAACAGGCATTCGAAATATTGTTGTTCCTGAAACGCAGACTCAATCTGCTGGAACTTCTGTAAGAAATGTTAACTTAGTTCCTTTCATGCGTTCAAGAATCGTAGATTTCAAAGCAATCGGTATGAAACCTGGTGCAAAGGTCTATCCATTCTTTGACGGCGAAGATGTAAGCGATTATTGTAGGAGTACTGATAGTTCTTTTGCTAATCCTAGCTCATACGGAACACAACTAACTGTAAATACAAACGGCGAAGTTTACGGACAGTTCAGGATTCCGAACAACAGTGCAATGAGATTTAGAGTTGGCACTAAAGAGTTTGTTTTGACAGACAACTTGTTGGGAAGAACAGGATCAGGAGAAACTACAACATTTGCTAGAGATGAATACACTGCCTCTGGTTTACAGCAAACAGTAAGCGAAACTGTTATCTCCACGAGAACTCCTAAGATTGTTCCTAGTAGAGTTACTGATACACGCACTTCTTCATCGACGAGCAGATCAAGTAGTTTTGTCGGAGATCCTTTACCACCAGTTGCTCCTCGGTTTACACTTGAAGGTGATGAAGTTGGCACAACGCCTGTCCTCGATGTTGACTCTACTGCTGGCGATATCGATGATGGTGGTGGCGACGATCCTATTGCACAATCATTTACAATTGACACGAATGGAATAGGATTATTCAAATCTGCACAGTCTACTACTGGTGTATTTTTGAGTAAGATTGATCTTTACTTCCAGAAAAAAGATGCAACCTACGGAGTAAGCGTACAGATCAGAGAAGTTGATGCTTCATCTGGTTATGTTACTCCTAGAATATTGCCTTTTGGTCAGGTCGATGTTCCTGCTTCATCGGTTAATATTTCTGATGATGCATCAGCAGTAACAACTGTTGTGTTCCCTACACCTGTATATGTAAAGGCAGATTCACAGTATGCTATCGTCATCAAGCCGATCGCAAACAACCCTAACTATGCAGTATGGACAGCACGCATTGGTGATGAAGATCTGAGTACAGGCGAGAAGATTTCGGAACAACCTGCGTCAGGCATATTCTTCGCTTCCTCTAACGACAAAACATGGAATGCGATTCAGGAAGAAGATCTGAAGTATACACTATATGTAGCCAACTTTGGTACAAATGCGAGCGGAACAGTAGAGCTAAACACGATACAAAGAGAATATATTAAAGTCAATAATGCTTCTGCCGATTTCAATAGAATAGGAGCAGAACTGAAAGGTGAAACAACACTTACGTTAGCAACCAACATCGGTGGTGCAAATAACAATGGTGATTTCCTTGTCGGTGAAACATCCGGTGCAAATGGTACCATCACAATCATCGATGGATCTAGTTATAGACTCAAGGATGTAAATGGAACATTTGCTTCTGGTGAAAATGCTAAGTTAAACAACTCAGTAACAAAAGCAAAAATCAACGCACAAAATACTCCGGTTGCCACCATCGAATATTACGATGCAGCAACACAGGATTACGATGAACTGAGAGTAAGTGGAACTTCAGGTGGAACATTTGTAACCGGCATGCAAGTTACAAACGACGAAAATAACTCAACAGCTGACATTACAGAGTTGTTTGATGTTCCTGTAGATACATTGCACAATGCAATCGGCAAGTTCGAACCCGAAGGAACAGACACGCGCATAACAGCTGCGCTTGCAACATCCACCACACAGTTAGAAACAACATATGGACAGTTGCAAGATAACGGCGACACGACGTTTGACAGTAGAAAATTTGTATTAAGCAAACCAACCGAGGATGCAATCGCAGCAGGCACACGAAGTGGCAAACTAAGAGTACAACTACAAAATGGTGATAACTTCTTAGTTAGTCCAGTGATTGATTTGGATAGAGCAACATTAGCAGCAGTTGAAAACCTCGTGAATAACGATTCAACAGGAGAAACTGCGGCATCTGGTGGTAATGCTCTTGCGAGATACATTACAAAAACAGTTACACTTGCAGAAAATCAAGATGCAGAAGACCTGAAAGTATTCTTAACTGCTTACAAACCAGATACTTCTGATGTTAAAGTTTACTACAAGATAATGAACGCAAATGATCCAGATGATTTTGAAAACAAGAGCTGGTTTGAAATGGAGCAAACAACGAAAGCAACGTTGTATTCTGATTACGAAAACAAGGATGATGTTCAGGAGTACGAGTATAGAATACCTGCAGCAAACTTAACCGGTACTGCACAAGATGTAAATACAGTCGTTGAATACACGTATGATAGTGTGACTTATTCTGGTTATAAATATTTTGCTATAAAGATTGTATTACTGTCGAGTACCTTTTCAAATGTTCCTAGAGTATCTGATCTAAGAGCAATCGCACTACAGGCATAAACCAATGGCAAAAAGAAACCTTCAACCAATCGAAAATGTATCTGACTTTAAACGCGACATTCAAACGAATGCGATGGTGTCAATTGATTCCGGAGGTTTGGCTGCATACAAGAAAAGAAAAATGAATGCCACACAATTGTGCAATGACATAAATACCCTCAAAGAAGAGATGCAAGATATTAAGGACATGTTATCAAAATTAGTCGGACAATCAAATGGCTAACATAGCAAATGTAGATTTATCAGGTACATTTAGACTTGGATTTACACGAGTTAACGAAGGCATTACTCGTGTAAACTCCATATCTAATACAAACAGTTCTGTAACGGCAAACAATGCTGTATTCAGACAAGACAACAGTATCAACTTTGTTACGTTGTATAATGATTCAGCAGCAAGTATTGCAAATGAATCAAGAATAGTATTTAACTTTAATGACAGTGTTTCAGAAGATACTTTTGGATACGTATCAGTTCGTTCTTCAGATATAACAAATGGTTCTGAAGGTGCTGACATGGAGTTTGCAGTTGCTAGTGCAGGAGCAGCACAAACAAAACTTACACTTGCGGCAAACGGTCAGTTGTCTGTACCTCTTGCTGATAACTATGAAAACACAGTCGTTACTAATAACGTCATAACAAACAAAAAATACGTCGATGATAAAGACACAACAGTACTTAGCGACGCATTGGCACTCGCAATAGCATTAGGATAAAAACATGGCAAACAGTTTTAAGGTTTTCACTTCAAATAATGTTGGTACGGTAGCAACAACGATTGGCAGTCATACGGTCGCTACTGGAGCAACGGAGACTGTCATAGGATTGTCCATTTCAAACATTACAGCATCTGCAATAACTGCTGATGTTCAATATGCTAACAACGCCGGATCAACTACATATCTTATAAAGGACGCACCGATTGCATATGGTGGGAGTCTTGTTGTCGTTGGCGGAGATCAAAAACTAGTTTTACTTGAAGGTGATTCAATCAAGGTTACTGCAAATACTGCAACCTCAGCAGACGTTGTTATGTCTGTATTAGAGATTACATAATGGTTTCAAATGACTTCTATATTAGAGATTAAAGGTGATTCATTACGAATAGAAGGCACTGTATTAATCGTATCTAAGCTAAAGGTAATACCTATAGTTTTAGAAACTGCCGGTGATGATTTCTTTAACATCTGTATCCAATCTGGTAGCATAACTGCAAGCGTGTCTCGCTTAGGCGAGCTCTTAACAGATAACGATCCTCCCGCAGGCACAACTTATACCTGGGAACAAATATCACCGGACCCGTTGACCGATGGCAATCTTTCTCTTACTAACACAGACAAGAGAACTGTAAACTATGAAGTTTTACTTGATAACTTTATAGATCGCACCATCAGATTCTACATCAATAAAGGTCAAGAAGACGAACAGTTTGATGATGTGGTCATTAAAGGAACACCCCAAGCAGATGTAAGAAATATAAACACTAAATCAAATCGTGAAGGCACGCTAGCCAATCTCTCAACCACGCTACAATTTGTTAGTACTAAGGTTAATACCACATCAGCAAACAACATAAACACTAAACCAAACAGCGTCGGATTACTAGAAAACTTATCATCTACTGTTCCTTTTGTTAGCGTAAAAAATAATACCGCATCAGCAAACAACATAAACACTAAACCAAATCGAAATAGTACATTTGATCTGCACAATCTTGCTATCGTTTTAAGAAGAATCGGTGCAACAACTACAGGAATACAGGGCCAAGCAAACACAGCTTGTGATGTTAGCTCATGGGACCTAGAATGGTATCATCCAGCCACAGGAACGGACACCGGCACAAATACAGTTTCTACTTTTCTAAATGATTATGACTTGATTGATAGATGGGTTGTTGAAGAACAAACAAATGGTTCAAACACATGGACACAAGTTTTGGTAAAGTTTCCTGACACGAATCCGATCAAAACTGATTTAAGATATAGCGGAACTGTAGCTGATAGAAAATACAGAGTAATCGCCTATTATAAAAACATAGAGTTCAGTCAACGATTAAACGCATTTGTAGAGTTATCAGGTGAAGGTAGATTCACTTATAGAGTTTCTAACTATGTAACAACACCTTCAAGTGGCTACATAACACTGCAAGGAAAATCTACAGAAACTGCAGATATGGTTATCAATATAAATACCAATGCTGCTAGAAGTGGTGTATTGACTAACTTCTCAAACACAGTTCAAACAAATCCAAATATTGGTGGTTAATAAAAGGACACAAAAAATGGTCAAAGGTGAAGTTACTATAGTAAAAAGAGATGCAGTGACTGATGAAGTTAAAGAAACTATAGTACAGGAAAACACAACAACGTATTTGTTTCCTTATTCTATAATCAGACACTGGGCGGACAGTAGTAATATAGGTCTTGATACTGTAAACATCGCTATAGGAACAACTCAAAGATCAACAAAGGAAATAAGTGCTAAAGCTTATTTCCCACCTGAAGTTCTTGTAACTGATAACGCAAGCAAAACAAAATATCCAAATGGTAGCCCGGCACCATATTGGGAGTTCAACGCAAGACTTAGTGATAATCCTGGAAACTATACATTCTATCACGTAATGCTGAGAGCGGGAAGAGAAGATTACACCATTGCGTATATTTTTTTAGATCCACCTTGTGTACAGGCACCAGGCGAAAACATTGATATTACATATCGCTTATACTTTTATGATGAAGCATTGTCGGATGATTTTTCATTAGGGTATCCAATAAAGAACTATTGGAAACACGCATTTAACACAAATAGAATTTCGCCTGAAGGAGTTGACTTTTCTACAAACATTGCAAACATTGCAAACTACACAAACACTTTAGAAACATCAATGAGTGCAAAGGTTCCGGATGGCTTGACCCGTAGATATGAGACCTTTTGGAATAGTGGTGCAGATTTGGGTAATCCCCCAGCAAGCTCCAATACATCATACAACTATTTCAATATATCAGGTAATGAAGGAACCGGATTTGGCAAACTGAGACAAGAGACATTTACCAGTACTGACACTGATTTCAGTTTTGATCGTAGAAGTGCTCAGGTAAACATAGCAAGAAACTCAGAAAGAAATGGGCAAGTGTTTGCTTCATTAAGATCTGGTATTAACATGATTCCTTTCTTGCCAGCAAATAACTATATCTACGATACTATTAACTACAACTCACCAATACAGATTATCCATAACCATTCTAAAAACGCGATTAGACCAGCTTCCGATGTTGATTATTTGGCAGGCAGCGCAGGTAGGCCAAACGCAAATGGCGTGAACTGGACGAATCCAGATTTTCCGAAACACTACAGAGTAGAAGTAAGTGGCACCGGTGATACTGGCTCAAGTGTTTATTATAACTGGGCAGTCGAAGATTTTCATTTATACCATCATGACACTGACACAAATAACGAGTTATATTGGCACGGCAATGGTGAACTAATATCAATGCCTTGGCTCTCTGGAATATTCACAATGCAGGATGCCGATTACCAACCAGGTAGCGGAAATGATACTGCTGGTATAAGACAAATCAAAGCAGTTGATTTTACTAGTGCTACAAGCGGTTTTGGTATGCATGGCGTTACAAACCCAAGATTGTTTAACAGATTTCGCCACGATAGCAGCTTAGCAAAGACGCATATTATGACACATGATTTCGATGGAATCACTTTGTTGCAAGTGCATAAAGGCTGGTTCTGGAATTTTGATAGTGCTAGAACTAACATGAATTTCAGTTATCTAACTCAGTTAACAACAGATGCAAACAACAACATTTGGTGTTGTGATAGGGTTCAAGGTCTCATAAGAATTTCAGATATTACCGGATCACCAACAGCAAACGTAATGTCTGTATCAACGAACAGCATTCAAACTGGAAACTGTTACGGTGTGTGTTTTACTGGAAATAACAGAATATACGCCATGTTTGAAGGCGGATTAGTGTACAGTGACAATCCTACTTTAAATGATAGCAATTCTATAACATTTACAAACAGTACATTTACTGCTAGGAGTGGAGAACGTTCGAACATAACTGGTTTAATAGGAGATCCTGAGCACACGGATCACCACTTGGCAGTTATGTTTGCCAACACGACAGTATCAGATATTACACAAGATATTTTTTGGTACACAGGAAGTACACAAAGTACTGTAAAAAGCACAGAACAGCTAAGTATAAACGAGACCTTTGTTAGAGATCGCCTGAAAATAACAGATGCTCTAGTATTAAGTCAAAAGTATTACAATACGTTATTACACTGTACCGATAAAGGTTCAATTTGGATTAAAGATTTTTTTATAGATGAAAACAATATAGATGTTTTCACCACATATCCTGTATTTTTTAATGACCAACCATACTACCCATCTTGGCCAAGTACTACCAATGGTTTTGGCAGATCCCTCAACAATGCATTTGGTTCGAGTCCTATAGTAAATAAAACAGATTCTGCTTTAAATAGGAACGATGTTCCTTACATATCCGGAACGCTTACTGGCGAAGTTTCACTTCAAAGGCGCACGTTTCATACCTTTGAGGCAACTATAGAAGATGAAACAAACCAAGAAGCAACCAGCGACGCAAACGAGACCAGTAATATTTTTAATTACATAGGTGTATCAACTATTTTTCCAAACTCCAGTGCAATGTGCTTAACACATGATGCATCGTACAATAGATTGAGAAATTCTACACCTTATGCTGGTTATTTTAACACGGGCATTAGTCGAAGAGGAATGGAAAACTATAATACTGATGACACTACTCTAAAATATGGTGGTGAACTAAGTAATCCAACATCATGGGATGGCAGAAGTCCAATGGGAAGACAAGTCCGTTGGAGAAGATATGGTTGGAATGGATCTGCCTGGGTAGAAGGCTATGGTCAACCTTTCAATGATACTGCTGCTCTAACGGGAAGCAAAAACAGTGCAGTGGATCTAAAGAGAATAGGCTTTGATTGGAATACTGCTATTTTTGCTGGTGACGCATACTGCGATGGGACCGAACTGTTTGATGGCTCAAGTTATACTTGGTCAACTTCGCCAGATGCTACATTTGCGTTTAGCTTAGATGCAAGAGACAAGCAATATAACGCGCAAACAGGCCAATGCATTTTTGATTATCACGAGCCTTATACGGACAATCGCATTAGCTTATGGTTAAACTTCAAAAACAGATATTCACAGAGCGCAGATACTCTTTTTGAAGATCGAAGTTCTGAGAACATTGTTTTGATAGGCAATGCTACTGGAAATACAGTGTTTGCCGATCTTGGTTCTGCTTCTGCATATCTTAACAGTGAAAACGATCAGTTCAGCGCTAACAACAGATTCGTGGTGACAGTCGATAACACAAGCGCAAACCTTTATATTAACGGCACACAAATAGGCGGAGTAACTTTAACTAACGCAGTTGATTGGCGCAACCAATCAGGTAATGCTAAGTTCTACATTGGTGTAGATGCAATATCAGATGTGAATGGTAAGTCATTGCCTCTTCATTTTTTGAATGGAAGAATGACAAACTTCGCTGTTCACGATAGTAAGTGGAGCATATCTGATATAGAAAATGATAACACCACACCAGGAAGCATTTCGGGAAACAAAGCAGCTGAATGGTTAATGACAGAATCGTTGCAAGATGGAAGACAAACTCATACTAATGAAGAAACAATCGAAGATGGGATAAAGGTAGCATGGCCGTCATATACACCATCGCCATCTGATTCTTGGGAGGATGGAGATTTCTGGACGTTCGTTGTTTCTGAAGGAATATTTAAAGATAACACAAACGAATTTGATTGGACCAACTATGAGTATATCCATCCTGTGGATTACAACTTCACGCAAGTCACGAATACTGGTGCAAGAACAGATCGTGTAATGTTTAGCATGCGTGATGAAATGATTAATCCTACGTCTGAAAATGACGAAAACTTCCAATCATTTTCACCTTCCAATTTAGGACATGTATTTAGTGACAGCAATGAAATTGTGAGATGGTATTCACTACCTGCTAGTGGAGGAACTAACTTTACATTGTCCGGATTTATTGAACTTGCAAATACTCAAAACACATCATTGTTTCGTAATGGCATGTTTGTAAGTGATACACCAACTCTGCAAGATCAAATGTATGCTCGCACAGAAGCAAAATATGGTGTTTATGTTTCTTCACATCCAACAACAGCTTCCAGCAGAGATGTCGCCGTGTATGAAGGCGCGTCGAATCCTTTTACTGAGGACTCATCAAACTGGAAAATCGGTGACAAGTTTCAAATACAAAAAACGGGAACGACTATAACCTATAGTAGAAACGGATCTGTTTTCTATACAAGCCTGACTAGCACATCAAGTAACCCATACTATATTGGCATCACTGCACAAACAGGCGGATGGAGTAATGTTGAGTTTACTTATACTCCTCCCTCAGATGTTAAGTTTATAGGAGACAACTCATCTAAAACTGGTTATCAGCACAAGGACTTTTTTAGAATCCATACAGAAGACGCTCCTGCTATTCGTAATGTAACTGATGCTACAGATTATGAAGTTTTACTCAGCAATGATTTCTATAAAGACAAAACAGCACCTAGTACAAATCAAGTTGTGCTTGATGATGTTGGATACTTTGTTGTGCCTACCGGTGAAGTAGGAGATACATTCAGTGCAAACGTAGTATTGGGATACACTAACCATCCCGGTCCTAACTACTGATTATAAATAAAGAAAAACATAGAGGATACTCAATTGGCTTACATCGGAAGACAACCACAAATAGCTAATTACAAGAAGGTAGATGATTTTTCTGGTACCTTTGGTGGAACAACATCGTTTGAGTTAAAAAACGATGGTGATTGGCTTAACGTTGGTACAGAACAACAGTTAGTAGTTTCCTTGGGTGGTGTTATACAAGAACCTGGTGTTGCATACACAATCGATAATACGACTCCTTTGCAGTCAAACGTTGTGTTTACGACAGCACCTGATTTGGGAACTGAGTTTTTTGCTTATGTTCTTGGTGATACGTTAGATGCAGGAGCACCTTCTGATGGTTCCGTTACACCAAATAAAATTTCATCAGGTTATGATTTAGCATCTATATGGGAAATCCAAAGTTCAGCATATAACGCAAGTGCTTCTGACAGAATAATGGCAGATACGAGTTTGAGTTCATGGCAACTTAGATTACCTGTAAGTGCCAATGATGGTGACTATGTAGAAATATTAGATTACAGAAAAACATGGGGCACAAACAATCTAACCGTATCCATAGGAATCAGCTCGGGACACAAAATAGAAGATGGTGTAGCCGAAGATTTGGTCTGCAATGTTTCGGGTGCAAAGATTAAAATGGTTTACATTGCAGGACAAGGTTACTGGAGAGTTTATCAATGAGTATTCAACTAAGCGAAATCATTCCACAAGCAACTGGCAATACGGCCGTAACATACATTGCCCATTACACCACAACTGAAAGGGATGCTATTTCTCCAACAGTTAATGGTATGCTTGTTTACAATACAACAGATCATAAACTTCAAGTAAGAGCAAATGGTGCTTGGGCCAATTGCAACTAAGGAACAAATAAATGGCGTTCACTAAAGTACAAGGTGTTTTCTTAAAAACAACACCACAAGATGAAGATCATCAAATAGCAAATTTGTATTCTTCTGGTATTACAGATAATGCTTCTTCTACAAAGCTAACTTTAACGAATGAAATTAATGCACTCGCAAATGTAAACATTACTGGAACTATCACAGTAAGTAGTGGATTCACTAATCCAGTTTTAAATGGTGATGTAAGTGGAACTGCAGTTTTAGATGATGATACATTTGCTGCAGCAAATGCAACAACTATTGCAAGTTCTGAAAGCATTAAGGCATATGTTGATGCTCAAGTAACAGCACAAACATTTAATTTTAGTACAGCGTCCGGCGCAGGCACAGTAGATCTAGACAGTCAAACTTTAGCATATGTTGATGGTACCGGAATTGATATTACACACAGTGGACAAAACCTAACAGTAGCAGTTGATTCATCAGTAGCAACCAGTTCAGACTCGTTGGATTTCTTTTCGGCAACAACTTCCGCAGAACTAGCAGGTGTAATATCAAATGAAACTGGAAGTGGTTCTCTTGTTTTTGCAACAAGTCCTACTCTGGTTACTCCTGTTTTAGGCACACCAACATCTGGTACGCTAACAAACTGCGATGGTTTACCGATAAGCACTGGTGTATCCGGTTTAGGAACTGGAATAGCAACATTTTTAGCAACTCCAAGCAGTGCAAATTTTGCTGCGGCGATAACAGATGAAACGGGAACCGGTGCTGTTGTTCTTGGAACTTCACCTGAAATAACCACAAGTTTAACTACAGGTTCATCATCATTTGATTTGGTCAATACCACGGCAACAACCGTTAACTTTGCTGGTGCCGCAACTGCTAACGTAAACATTGGTGGTGCAGGCGCTACTGTTCGTATGCCTGGTAACACTTTTAGAATTGACGATGCTGCTGGTGAAATACAAATTAATAGTATTAAAGTTGTTGGCGCTCAGCAAGCAGCTATTGCTGATGCGACGGGTGGAGCAACAGTTGATACCGAAGCAAGAGCTGCGTTAAATGATTTGTTGGCTAAACTGAGAACGCACGGACTAATAGCAACATAATGATCTAAATATGTTTATAAATAGTTTGAGCAATTCAAGGAGTCTACAGTGGCAGTTCCAACTACAAGAGAACAATTTAAAGACTATTGCTTACGTCGTCTAGGTTATCCAGTTGTTGATATAAACGTAAGCAAAGAACAAATAGAAGATCGCATAGACGATGCGTTGCTGTATTACCATGACTATCATTTTGATGGTAGTGAAAGAGTTTTGCTCAAACATCAAGTAACACAAGAAAACATAAACAACTCATATATCCAAATGGATCAGAGTATCATTGGTGTAGTTGACCTGTTACCTTTGAATAGTTCTTCTTCCTCTTCTTCATTATTTAATCTTAACTATCAAATACATTTAAACGATATGTACCATGCCCAAGCAACTCCGTTGCTTCCTTACTATATGGTTAAGATGCACATAGCAAACATGCAAAAAATGTTTGTCGGTGAACAGAACTTACGTTACAATCGACATGTAAACAAACTACATATTGATATGGATTGGGGAAGCAGACTTTCATCTGGTGATTACATTGTAATCGACTGTTATAAATTAACAGATCCAGATGTTTATACGGATGTGTGGAACGATCGCTGGTTGCAGAGATATGCAACTGCACAGATCAAAAGACAATGGGGACAAAATCTAATCAAGTTCGAAGGCATGCAACTGCCAGGTGGTGTTCAATTTAATGGACAAAAGATACATGATGACGCAGTAGAGGAAATAAACAGACTAGAAGAAGAGATGATCATTTCTTATTCTTTGCCGGTTAACGACATTATAGGATAAGAATGTGGCCCTGAATCCATACTTTAACAATTACAACTATGCAGGTGAACAAAACTTAATTGAAGATCTTATAATCGAATCCATCAAAATGTATGGATACGACATGAGATATATGCCCAGAAAATTAGTTAATGAAGACCAGTTGTTTGGTGAAGACATATTGTCCACGTTTGAAGTTGCGGCAACAGTTGAGATGTATATCAAAAACGTTGAAGGCTTTGAAGGTGAAGGTGATTTCTTATCACGTTTTAACTTAGAAATACGTGATGAGATTACATTTTCTCTTGCACAAAAACGTTTTGACCAAATCAGAACTGAGAAACTAATCACACAAGAAAGTTATAACTTATTACAACAAGACGGTTCGAGCTTTCTATTACAGGATGAAAATGGTGACAACTATTCAATCACTTCAAGCAGACCATTAGAAGGAGATCTTATTTACTTCCCATTGTTGAGCAAGTTATATGAGATCAAGTTCGTAGAACACGAACCAATATTCTATCAAATGGGTGCACTGCAAATGTACGATTTGCGCTGTGAACTGTTTGAGTACAGCAGTGAAAGAATCGATACCGGCGATGCTGACATTGATGCGATTGAAGATAAATATTCGCATGATGTATTGTTCTATGAGTTGTTACAACAAAACGGCGATAAGATACTTGACCAAAATGGTGATTCTCTGCTTCTGCAGTATGATTTGCCTACGCCGGATAATAGTGATAACGACTTTATACAAGCGCAAGCATTTGACGGAATCATAGATTTCAGCGAATCAAATCCGTTTTCAGAAACGTTGAGATACTAATATGTTAAGACCATTCGGTTCCCAATCAATCATCAGAAAGTATGTGATTGCTTTTGGTAATCTCTTTAACAACATTGTAGTACAGAGACACGATTTTTCTGATAATAAGGTACAGTCCATAGCTGTACCGATTGCTTATGGCCCCAAGGAATCCTTTTTAGTAAGGTTAAGACAAGATCCAGATCTGGATTCAGAAGTTGCAATTACACTGCCTAGAATTGGATTTAACATAACTAATTTCAGCTATGAACCAAATCGAAAATTGTCATCAACACTACGAAACATCGCTGTCGATGACGCCGATGATAAAAGAAGAAAGTCACAATTTGTTCCTGTACCTTATAACATAGATTTTCAGTTATCTATTTTTGCTCGCAACACTGACGACGGCACACAAATTGTCGAGCAAATACTTCCATATTTTAGACCAGAATTTACTACAAGCGTAAACATCATACCGGAAATGGATTTGACGGTTGATACTCCGATTATATTAACTGATGTTGCCATGGAAGAAATATATGAAGGCGATCTCATTTCAAGACAAGCATTGGTGTTTAACCTTTCGTTTACTCTGAAAGGTTACATGTATGGGCCAATACAATCAAAAGGTGTGATTACCCGTGCAGTAATGGATTTGCACGAGGGTGATAGGGAAGATAATCCACCAATAAGTCAAAGAATGACGATTACAGATCAAGGCACTGTAATTGATTTAGAAGGTTTTGGTTTTGATTCATCGGTGCAATCAAGTAGTACTGAAGTAGGTAGTACATTAATTACCACAAAACAAATACGTTTATATGATTTGGACAGCTCAAATTATGTGGGATTCAGGGCGCCAGACGATGTGCCTGAAAATATTGTTTGGTATTTGCCTGCAACCGATGGTGAATCAGGACAAGTATTACAAACAAATGGAGAAGGCGTACTCACTTGGGCTAACGTTTCGCTCAGCGGCAACGGCGGTGGCACAGGAGGGGAAGAATTCGTATGGACACCAGATGGTGATAAAAGAACATTAACTGGTTTCATTGAAGACGATACTACGTATACAGTGAGAACTGCTGAATTTGAGAACAATAAGCTTGTATTAAACTTAGCTTCATTTACTCCTGCTTTGAGTGCAGCTGGTTTACCAACATCATCATTAAACTGGGATGTTGCAGCAACTGGTTTTTCTGTAACTGTAGACAATCCTTCTGACTTTACGAATTCTTATATTTCAGATGTGCTTTCCGTTACACAAACTGCAGGTGCAGTATCAACATTAGCAAACTTTACAGCTGGATCTAAAAGTGCAACACCTGCTGGTGGTGTTGATTGGACACAAACATTCTCAACAGATGTTGATGCGTTCATACGATCAAATAGCACAACGATAACAGGAGGAAGTGCTGCAGCGACGGTTGCCTTTGAAGTAACAGAAAGCGGAACACCATCAACATATGGAACAACTGCTAACTGGACTATCAATTGGGCAACACCAAACGTTACTATATCAATGAGTAACTTGTCAGGAAGTACATTCCTGCAAACGTATACTTCAACAACATACAGTGTAGGAGTTACAGGTATAGCAGATTTAGGAAATGTGACTCATACAGTCACACCTACTGGAGGAAGTGTGTCGAACCCATCTGGCTCAGGTACATTTACTTTTACAACACCAATACACAAAGATAACGGAGGTGGAAGAACACTCGCTTTAAGTTCAGATTTAAATCGTCCTGTTGCTGTCACGGGAACAGCTTATACCGCAACAGATACTGCTTCTGATACTTCATTATCGGCATCATTTACATATCCAAGTTTTTGGATCTTTACTACATCAACAGCAACAGCACCTACTCGTGCTGACATTATTGATAGTAGCGGTTTTGAAAGTACAACTAATGTATTGGGAAATCAGCAAAATACGTTTGTTGGATTTGTAACAAATCCAGCGGCTGTTCCACAAGCATTTTGGTTAGGTATAAGATCTACAGCATCACAGCCAACTTCATTTCAAGCTGGTTCAACTTCAAATTTATTAGCAAACGTTAGTAAAACAGATGGTTCTGTTAATTTAGAACCAGACACACCACCTGCAGGTTATGTTGCAGAAGGATATACGTTGTATGGCATTACATTACAGCCAGGCGACACATATCTCAGCATAACATGAGTACGAATTACGACGGTTTAACAAGAACGCTTTGGCCGGGAACATGGAGTTCTGACGGCGATCATCCTATTGCGCTTGATAGAGAACTCAGAGGTTCGCTACAATATGTTAGTGGTGATGTTGGAGATCGTTTAACAGATGTAACCGGACAAAGATTGCAAGAAGGTATGATGGTTTACTTGAAAACCGGTTATACCTCTGGTTCGTTCGTATTTAAAAGCAATACATACTACCAATACAAATCGCTTGTCGGTGAATCTAGAGATGCAGCAACAGGTGCTTTACCAAATAATAATGGTAACTGGACAGAATTATCAATATCTGCAAACACAGCATCTACAGGATCTAATCTTGAATACATTACGGTTGAAAACTTTAGAATACAACCTTTAGGAGGTCCTAATGTAGAGTTTATTACATCAATAGTTAATGTTATAAATAACTCGACAGCAAATTCAACTACATTGCCTACTACTTATTCAGTTAAGACTTATGTAGATGAAAAGACTTCAAATGTAAATATAACAGCTGGTTTTATAAGTAATGTTACGATTGCAAATCTGGTTTCACCGATAGGTGTAGACAGTGGTGGTACTGGTTTAACATCATTCTCAAACAATGGTGTGTTGTTTGCAAACAGTGATGTGACGCTAAACTTCACAACCGGTAATCCAGGAGAAGTTTTGCAAATAGGAGCAGATAATAGACCTACTTTTGGCATACTTGACGGGGGAAATTTCTAATGGAAAAAGAAGATATAATGGATATATTCCGCGACAAACAGCAAAAAATGATTTCTGAACTCATTTCAAAAGTTTTAAATCTTGAAACGCAAAACGAAATGTTAAAAGATATAAATAATGAAATGCAAAAGGAAAACGAAAGACTAAAAAAAGAGAAGGGGGAAGGGGAAGAAAAAAAAAAATCAAACTTGCCGCCAAGAAAATCTTTAGGTGGTAGACAATAATCAATGAAAGTTAACACATAACGGAGAAGATAGATGGCATCTATAATCAAAATTAGAAAAAATGATACCGCTGGGGTAGTACCTTCAAGTCTACAAGAAGGTGAATTGGCGGTAAACCTAAAAGATCGAATTTTATATACTGCTAACTCAACTGCAGTTTTTGAACTTGCAAGAAATACCGCAAACAATGGATTGGTTGTATCTGATCCAGGCGGCAATACGATTACTATTGTTGCACCAAGCGGTGTTGACGGATCATATACATTAACATTACCAGAAAACGATGGTGATAGCGGACAAATTCTGCAAACAGACGGTTCAGGTAATCTTTCTTGGACTGAAGCAGGCACCTTGCAAGATGCGGATGGTGATACCAAAATACAAGTTGAAGAAGGTTCCGACGACGACACTATTCGTTTTGACGTAGGCGATGCACCATCAGGTTACGGTGCTGTAGCCGACATTATGACCATCGCTTCGGATGAATTTAATGTTAGCATGGGTACAGCTACTGGTTCTTCAACGGACGGTGCGGATGTTAATATTACTTCTGGTAAAGGCGGTGCAGATGGTGATGGTGGTGAAGTCACTATTACTGCCGGTGAAGGTGGTGCTACCTCCGGCGCTGGCGGTGACCTGAATCTTACAGGTGGTGCTGCTGATGGTGAAGGTGATGGTGGTGCGGTAGTCATCACAGCAGGAGCTGCAGCCACTGACGGCACAGGTGGTGGTATTACACTTGAAACCACTAATGGTCAAGGTGATAACAACGGTGGTGATTTCGAAGTTGAAACAGGTAACGGTGATGGTGACAGCAGAGGCGGTGATGTCACTTTTGACCTAGGTAATGCCTCAGGCGACGGCGATGGTGGTGACTTCGAAGTTGATGCTGGTAATGCCTCAGGTACCGGAGATGGTGGTCACGTCGAGATAGATGCTGGCGACGCATCTTCTGGCGAAGGCGGTTTTGTTAAACTTCGTGCCGGCGACTCAACTTCAGGTACTGGTGGTCTTGCTCAAGTTAGTTCAGGTAGCTCCACATCAGGTTCTGCCGGTAATGTAGAAATTACAGGTGGCGATGGCGCTGTACTTGCTGGTGACGTTTTAGTTACTGCTGGTTCTGGCCAATCTGGTTCTAATGCGAATGGCGCTAACATTGTTTTAACCCCAGGTGCTGGTGACGGTACTGGTGACGACGGTGTTGTAAAGATCGTTGGTCCTACATCCGGTACTTCTGGTGCCCTTCGTTTAGAAGATAACACTGGCGGCGAATACATTGAGTTAACTGCTCCTGCTACCATTGGTTCTAGCTTTAGCTTAACTTTACCTACCACTGATTCTACCGGAACTCAAGCTCTGGTTTCAGATGGTTCAGGTAATCTTTCTTGGGCGGACCAGGCTTCTAACTCAACAATCACAATTGCAGCTGGCACAGGTTTGACTGGTGATTCTTCTTTCGGATTAAACCAAACTACCAACGCAACAATTACACTTAACGCTGTCGGCGCAAACGGTATCATTTCTGATGCTGATTCAATGCAGGTACAAGGTGCAAACGGTGTTCTTGTAACAACAGCTGGTGTTAATGTAAAAGCTGCTGACGCTACTGTTACAGTTACATCTGCTGGTGTTGCTGTAAATGCTAGCCAAGTTGATCACGATTCACTGTTAAACTTTGTTGCAAATGAACACGTTGACCATAGTTCGGTTAGTATTCTTGGTGGTGCTGGTCTTACAGGCGGCGGCGACATAACAGCATCGAGAACATTAGCTGTAGGCGCAGCAAATGGTATTATCGTTGATGCTGATTCGATACAAGTAGAAAGTGCGAACGGTGTTCTTGTAACATCAGACGGTGTTAATGTTCAGGCAGCAAACGCTACAATCGTAGTTACTTCAGCTGGTGTCGGCGTCGGAGTTGTTACAACTGATCTACTTAGTGGAGATTTTGTTGGTACGGTAACACAAGGCGAAGGTATCACAGTAACCAATGGTTCTGGTACTGATGCAGATGCTACGATAGCACTTAAAAATGCTGCGGCTCTTTCTGACAACACCATTTCAAAATGGGATAACAGCAACGAGCAGTTTGTTAATTCTAGCATTACAGACGATGGCACTACAGTCACTATCGGTGGTAACTTAACAGTCAATGGTACAACAACTACTATTGAATCGACTACCGTTACTGTTGATGACTCGTTGCTGAAATTTGCAAACGGCAACGTAGCAGATAGTGTTGACATTGGTTTTTACGGCCAATACGATGAAGGTGCTGGCTTAAGATATGCTGGTCTTTTCAGAGACGCATCTGATGCAACTGGTCCAAACTCGACAAATGTGTTTAAGTTTTGGACTAATTTGACCTCAGAGCCTGGTGCAACATTCGATACTGCTGGTTCAGGCGAACTTGCGCAGCTTGATGCTGTTATTGATGGGGGCACTTTCTAAGAGGCAATAAATATACTTGACGAGGCAGATACCAGGAGTTTATTCTGCCTCCCTTTTCTAAGGAAATACTATGGCATCGCAAATAAAATTAAAGAGATCTTCAATACCTGGCAACACACCGGTATTTGGTACTGAAATAGTAGAGGGTGAGTTGGCGCTCAATACAGCTGATCAAAAGTTGTATAGTGCCAACTCATCAGCTACATTCGTACTCGCAGATCCATCTGCTGGCGGTATTACTGCGTCATCTGGCGCAGATAATCGCGTAGCGGTATTCAGTTCCAGTTCTGGCATCGAAGGTGATGCCAACTTCACTTGGGATGGCACAAACTTAAACGCAGATGGTGGTGCTGTCTTCAACCAAAGCGGGGCGGATGTTGACTTCCGCGTCGAGTCAAACAACAACGCGAACATGCTGTTTGTCGACGGTAGTGCGGATGCAGTAGGCATTGGTACGAACAGTCCCGTTGGTCCTCTTGATGTTACAGACGGTTCAACATATAGAACGTATGTGAGCACTGCCGGTGACCTTATTGTGCAATCAACTTCTGGTGGTGATCTATTACAACTGATTGATGCCACTGCTACAGGCACTGCGAACTCTGCAAATCCATACATGGAGTTTCTTTATGCAACTGCTTTTGGTGGTAGTGCTACAAGACTAGGTTATATCGGATATGGGTCTACATCGACTTCTGATCTCCTTATAAGAA